CGGATGATCTGATCCGGCGTATGCCGCCGGCGCTTGCTACCTGCCATGTCGTCGTCGATTCTTCCTGCCCAAACACTCGGGCAACAGAGTCGCACAACAACTGGACCACTACGAAGGGCCCACCTCACTTGTGCCTGGTGTGCAGTGTCGCCGATAGTGCCATCGCTAGCGCGGTTCCTGCCGGGAGACGCCGCGTTGATCTGATCCCGCAGTTTTAACAGGCTACCTGCTACACGCCAGCTCATTCGCTCGCCTCGTACTTCGCTTTAAGCGCGTTGAATCGCTTGAGCAGACGGGCGTACTTCTCGGCCTCCGCTTTGACGCGCTTCTCGAGTTTCTTGATTTTTGCGTCTTTGTCGTCCAACGACTTCAACGCCTGAGTGAGTTCCGTCTGTAGCTTCACATTCTTCTTCTCCACTTCCTCTACCCGGTCCCGTAGGTCTTTGATATCTTGACGGTCTGTCTCCCTATCTTTGTCGTATCGCTCAAAGAACAGCTCCACACGATCCTTCTTGTGAGGTAACCGTTTCTTGATTACTACGGCGAAGATCGGACCAAGGACGCCGACCACCGCGACCAGTACCCCCGCTAGCGACGAGTCCATGGTTGACTCGCTGGCTTATTGGGGAAATGCAGGTAGACGAAGAACTTGAAGTAGGCAATCAGCGAGAAAAACAAAAGCAGAAATACGTTCGCGTCTAGCTCCTCAACTTGGCGCACTGTCAGCGCTGCGCACCAGAGCATTTGCAATCCGAGACCACAAAGCAGGAAGATTCGCATAAGCTGCAGGGAGTTACGTACATACGCTGCAAGCTGAGCGAGTCCTAGTATCAGAAACAGCGCACCCCAAAACTGGTAGGTCAGAACTCCGTTGATGATGAAGAACTCATTGGTCCGAGCGATGCCGATAATCAGCCCAGGACCCAGCAGAAGGTTCAGTAGGATAAACCCCCGGTAGTGAGCCGCGATGAGCGGTGATAATTGTTTGAGTTCAGTACCTAGGGCAGCCATCCTAGTCACGCCCCAGCACAATTAGTTCGCTACCTACACCAACACCGTTCGCGACGGTTGAGACTAAGTCGATAGTGTTCATAAGCGGCGACGAACCAGAGCGTTTCCAGGTGGATAACGAGTTTGACATATAACCGAGATGGCCCGATTGACACATGCCGCGCACATATCCCGAACCGGTATCGAGAAGGGTCTGCTCAATATTGAACAGGCCGCCGTTCCCAGTTACCGTCATGGTATTCAGTGAGTCAGTTTCAGAGGCGTCGAACGGCATTACACCCGAACCCCCGTTCGCGACGCCATAGCCAATCTTTCGATACCCAGAGCTCAACCCATTGATACGCAGAAGAAAATACGAGTCCGAAGCCGCAGAACTGACTCCGTTAGCGATTATCTGATAGTGGCGCTTACGATTAGAAGATATGTCAACACTTAGTGAAGTCACCGCGCCATTGGCGGTAGCACGGCCGATTTCTTGCCACCAAATACCACCTGTCGAAGTCCAGTCGACGTTGGTAGCCTTCACAGATGCCGGAGCAAGTGGTGTCTTCGATGTAAGAGCAGAGCGTCGGTCAACTATGTTCGCATTGGTGACGTTGTCCACACCGGTTGGGCGGAGTACATCCGCTAGGCGTATCCAGGCGATGGAAGCACCTAGAGCGGACTGAATTGTTGCGTCGCTGACAGCGACAGGAGAACCGGCAGCCGTCCCGGCGATCACCTTGAACTTGAACGACCCCGGCGAGTTGGGCGTAGTAGTGGTGACGACTGATGTATCAACCCAAGCAACCACAGAGTCGTAGCGTGGATTCGTGAAGCTTGCAGCGTTCATTGGCACGTTCGTGACGGTGTCAGTCCAAGCCCAGAAGCTGTAATGCTTTGAAGGGAGCTCCAGCAGCGCGTCGCCAGCTGCGACATCGACTGAGATATTCGCACCAGCCGCACGCTGCGCAATTTTGAGCGAATCGGCATTCACCGCAGTTGCAACACCAGGACCATACAGGCGGTTCAGGAACTTAGAGTGCCCCTCTACGTCCGTCTGGGAGTCGTTCAGTACCGCGGTGAAACTTGTCGTAGACTATCCTCTTTCTTATTTAGCTATCTTCTTCTCTATGTTTTTCAACATAGCAGCAGATATATCATTTGTCATGGCCTTACGTGCCAAATACTCACTGGCACCTGTCGACATCGGCACTGTTATCGAACTCGCGACTGGATCATCTGGTCCCGTTTCAATACCTAAGACCACCCCGGAGGGATGCATCATAACGATCTGTTCCCCGCTCTTGGTGACCTGCACGGTTACATTGGGTTCGTCTTCAATCATTTTCATCTTCATCAGTTCCTAGCGTTATAGTTTCTTGAGCGGTGGACGTGGCCAGAAGAGGTTAGCGCGTACGAAATAGACGTGACTCGCGCCGGAGACATTAGTGAGCTGGATATACACACGCCGGATCTTGTCTACAGTGCTCCACGGGTGCGACTTGGTCAGGCTGTTCCACACGGAGATCCGGGTCGTAGCGTTCGACCCGAACGGGTAGTGGTGTGCCTCGTCGTCGGTGTCAATGCGAACGTCGACGAACACATCCATTACCGATTGAGCCGGGATTGCCGGTAGTCCGCCGTAAGACGAATAGTCGATCTCCATGTACAGGTTGACAGTCTGGCCGTCGACGATGGTGAAGCTGTTCCACCGGATGGAATCTATAGAAGTGTCTGAGCCGAAGATCGCAAACTCGATCGAGCCAGTCCCAATCTTCTGCGGCGTAGTCCGGAAGTCGTTGAAGTCCTGCTCTAGCTGGTTGATCTTACTGATCAATGCGCGGTCAATCCCGTTCTCTGCGTTATTTACTCCCATGCACTCACCTCCAATTTCACTGATTCATTATCGTTGTCGTCGATCGTGATGGTCCGCTTTTCTAGCCGGTACACTCCGTTGATGTCATCGATCAGGGGATGCCCGTTGACTTTCACTCTGACCCGGTCCCCGATCCGGTAGTCCGTGACGAAGGGTGCAACGTTGCCGTTCACTGTCAGCGCGGGGATCTTGATCGGCCGGCTCTTCGCATCCTTCGCCGACTCGGCAGCGTCGGTGATACCTCCACTTGAGTTGTCCGTACCGTTGGACTGCACGATGTCCTGGCGCAGCTGATATTCCAGCTGCGAAGGAATGTCCTGCGCGAACTCCGGCTTCTGGGTTCCGTCCGCTGCTCCCTGGCCCAGTGCGATCACCTCATTAGTTACGTCGGTGCCGTCGTCAGGGGCGTCAAGCTCGAAGATGTTGCCGGGGTACTCGAAGACGATGTCGGGCCGGTCGGACCCGATCTGGGCATAGGTATTGAAGACTTTGTCGTAGGTGAACTCGATGTCGATCGGGTCGGTCTTATACGTCGTCATCGCCTGAAGCGCGTCTTGCAGATTGGTGCGGCTGTAGGTCTTGTCGTAGAGCGCGTCCGAACCACCAGTAAGTCCTCTGGTCACCCCGAAGTTGCCGTTCGTCAGCTGCTGGGTCGCGTTGATCAGGTGCCATGCGAGATCCTTGCGGGACTTCGCTGTGCCCTCAGCGTGCGTGTAGACCTCGGAGACGAATCCCGCGGGCGAGTCGCCGGTGCGCCGCTTGTTAAACAGGGCCAGGAACCCATGCACCCGGCAGACCACGCCCTGCGCTTCCGCCCTGATGCTGGCGTTCTTGTAGACCAGTTGCCCGCCCGTGAGGTAGGTACCAGCTCGGCGCACCCGGACCTCGGTGCTGTTGGTGATCAACAGTTGCTTCGGATCAATGCCTGAGTCACGGCAGTACTTCTCGAAGGCGTTGAGATCCAGCGCGAACTCGATGGACTCGGGATAGTTTCTGCTCTCGACGATCTTCCGCCCCGTTGCCCGTCCACTGAAGTCCGCGAGCATGACGCCGTTCTTGCTCCAGAGTTCGATGGTGTACTTGCTTGACCAGGCCACGACTAGACCCCCATGTAGGGCGGGTTAAATGTCAACAGTGCATACCCGGTGTCGGACGAACTCATCGTCGTGAGCGAGATCGCGTTCGGACCAGGTGCGAGGCCCCACCAGTCGGAAGCGATTGTCTTGGCGCCAATCTGGCTGGCACCGCTTCGGATGATGAGCTGGTTCTCCATATCGATGGTCAGAGGCTCACCCTCTGGAAGGACGTAGTTCAGTTCCAGTCGCTTGCCCGTCGTCTGATTGCTCAGAACCGGCTGTGTCAGCAGCCCCGTCAGTGTGATGACCGGCATCGCGGTCTCGGTTCCGTCGTTCGTGAGGGTGATCGAACCACCCACCGAGGCGTCCGAGATGTACGGGACGATCATCGGAACCGCGTAACCCCCACCTGAAGGCGGACGAATCTGTGCGCTGGTCACGGTCGAAGCTCCGAAGATGAACGGATCGGCACACACTCCAGTGACTTGGTAGGTCGCGTGGATCGGCGACTCCATGTTCATGAGCGGCTTATCGAAGTAGATGTCGACGATGTAGCTGTCGCCGGCCAAAGTCGTGAAGCTAACACGTGTCGGTTCGGGGTAACCGTCGTCATCCTTCTTGATCGCGACCGCAGTGATGAGCGCGCGTCGGTTGGCCTCGAACTCTTCGAGAGACTCTCCGTAGATCAGCCCAGTGAAGGTCACCAGACGCTCGTCGTAGAACTGAGCGGAGACCTCCACGCCGTGCCGACCAGGCTTCGAGTAGCTGCTCGTTCGGTGTTTCGGGCCATCCAGACCCTCGATCGGTATCGACAAGGTGAAGCCAGGCGCCGGTACTCCCCCGCTCATGATCGTCAGCGAACCGATGTTGAACTCCTGCATTACGCGGCCCTCAACATGAAGCCAAGCTCCGCGATGCCCCGGTCGTAGTCGACCTGGTTGTGAATGTGCTGCTCTACGTGGATGTCGCCGCGGCTCTGTGCTTTGCCCGTCATCTGGCGGCTCTGCGAGTTCGTGTAGACCTGCGAGCCCCGCGGTAGGTTGACCAACTCGGGACCGCGCTCGCCCACCCACGCCATGCCACCTGGTGCGTAGTTCGTTCCAGTGGCGAAGCGAGGGATAGAGACCTTGAGGTTGCCGGGTAGACCACTGAGTGCACCGTTGATCGCGCCTTCGAGCACGCCGATGATTGCGTTACCGACTCCGCGTCCGATAGCGCCCCAGTCCAGCTTCTTCAGCCACTCCCAGACTGCGATCGCTCCGTTCTTCACGGCGTCCCAGCCCCGGCCGAAGGCATCACCGATCGACCGGAATACTGCGCCCCAGTCGATGCTCGCAAGCCACGCGATGATCGCGCCGATCGCATTGAAGACGAACACAGGCAACTTGATTGGCAGCGTCGCGAAGAAGCCGATGATAAAACCGACTGTCTCCCAGAAGTTGTCCTTCAGCCACGTGGCCCGATCCGAGATCCACTGGAAGGCCTGCGTGAAGCCCGCCGGCACGGTTTCGGTGAAGAACTTGTACAGAGTGTCGCCGACGCCTCGCAGCCACTCCATCACCGTGCCCCAGCCACCGAAGTGCTTGACGACCTCGTTGATGGCGACACCGAGCAGTGCGCCTAGACCAATGAGCAGCAGAATCGGCCACGTCGCCGCGATCATCCCCGCAGCTGCGCCCCACGCGGCGGTTCCCCAAGCGATGAACGCCGGGATCAAAGCACCCAGGACACCACCCGCAACGGCCGGTGCGTTGTCTTTGATCCAGCCGAGCACACCAGGGAGCTTCTCGAGCGCCCACCCGAAGGCCGTGAGCCCGGCCTCAGCGGCCTTAGCAGCTGCATCCCCGATCAGCTGGAAGCCAGCCTGGATCGCTGGGTCCTTGAGGAGTGTCGTGAGCCTGTCGATCAGCTTGATGCCGCGATCTAGAAGGCCGCCCTCTTTCACGAGCGGTTGTCCGTTGCCGTCGACCTTCGAGAAGTCCACTCCGAGGATAGAAAAGCCGAGGTTGCGGAACGACGACTGAAGGGTGAGTAGCTTGTTGTCGATAGTGTTCGAGTTCTGCTCGACAGCGTCTGCGGGCAGTGCTTGCTCCATCGCAGTACGAAAGTCCTGGAAGGAGACTTCACCCTCGGCCATCCGCTGCCGCAGCTCATCCATCGACACACCAAGGTTGCTAGACAGTGTCTTGCCGACGTTCACGCCCGCGTACATGAGCTGGTTGAAGTCATCGTTCATCAGGCGACCCGACGAGGCCACGCGGCCATAGATCTCAGACAGTGACCCGATGTCCTTGCCGGATACGATCGATGCTCGCCCGAGGAGTTCAATGTCGGACTTGGTCTGAGTCGCTGTGCGACCGAAGGTCATCAGGTTCCGCGCCGCGCCCAGCACTTCAATCCGATCGAACGGCTTGCCCTGTACGTAGTCGATCATCGACTTCAGAACACCGCTCGCTTCTTCTGAGTTGGCGGAGAGACTCTTGATGCCAGCGACGTAGCCCTGCACCTCACGGGTGGAGGTGATCGCGTAGGACATGAGACCGCCGAACCCCACCGAGCCCAGAGCGCCCACTGCAACGGTCGCGAGGCCGGCGCCCTTCGCCAGCATGCTGCTCGACTCGGTTGCCGAGCCCCAGAAGCGCGATAGTCCGCCTGCTTCTCTGCCGCTCCTCGCGCTTGCGCCTGCGGTGGCGTCCAACTCCTTCTGCACACGCTTCAAGGTGGCCGAGGCTTCGTCGGTCGCTCTGATCGTCAGTGTTAGTTCGTTGGCAGAGAGGCTAGGCATCCTAATTCTGTTGTGATTTGGACCTTTCGATCGTCCGTTCAATTGCTATGTACTCAAGGTCCCGGCGGACCACGTCGATCGGCGTCTTCCTGAAGTCCTCCGGGGTAGCGTGCATCTCCTTCCGCCATCGGTACGACATGTAGGCAAGGGTCGGTGTGTGTTGACTCTCGTGCCCGTCGTACGCCGCCGACAGCATCAGGATCAGTCTTTTTTTTCGTCCGGCCCAACCGGTTTGGCTTCGACGGCCACCTGGAACTCGCCGAACAGTTTGTTCGCGAGGAACTCCAGCGCCTCTTTCGGCAGCCTGCGCACGTTGGCGGATGTAATTGCTTCCTTCTTGCCCGCGTCGTCGATGAGGTTCCAGTCAAGGATCGCGGCGGCGATAGGTCCGCTGCTTACACGCACCGTCTGTGTCACCGGATCGAGGATGTCTTCGGCTAGCCCTCCGTAGGGCGCCAGGTCGATCGTCACTTTGATCGGATCTTTCGGGTCAGGAGACGGACACGTCAGCTCCTGAATGTTTGACTTCTGTAGTTGCGGCATCTATCACCTCCTTACGCCGAAGCGAGTTTGTTAATCACTGTCACCGAGAGCATTTGGCCGTCCACACGGTCATAGTTCGGCTGGTACTCACGCTCGTAGAAGAGCGCCTCGTCCGACTTCACCATCGGCTTGTCGCCACCCTTGATGCACGCAAGGTTGTTGAGCGTGACGCGAACCTCGCACTGTCCCTCACTGAACGAGCGGATCACGAGGGCCTTCTTAGAGAGGGCGTTGTACTTCGCTGCCTCAGCGTCGTTCTCGTAGTACTCCTTGACCTTCGCAGTCGCGTCGATGGTCTTGGATCGAACGAGTCGTGACGGACCGAATGATCCGCTAGATTGCGCGCCCTTGTCGTCCTCGAACTCGTGGGTGACCGAGTACTCGCTGCCGTCTTCGGCTGGTGTGTGAGTCGCCGTCAACGCCGCCGTAGCGTCTGCTCCGAAGCGGAACTCCGTACGGCTCCAAAGGAACGGCGCTAGGTCTTCGAGCGTCGGTGTAGTGGGCCGGATATACAGGACATCACCGTTGGCTGTTGCGCCAGGCGTAGTCGTGAGCGTGACCGTCGTGTCGGTCTTTGAGAGAACCGTGTTGTTCTCAGTCGTGCCGTTGGCGTGACGGATTCCGACTGTGTCGCCGGTTCGGAGCAGCTCGGTTGGCTTCGGGTTGTTCGTGCTGTCGAGAGTCAGGGTTGCCGTCGATTGGCTAGTAATGACGGCACCGTGGAAGGCTTTGAGCGCCGAGACCTTGACCTTCCAGCTCTGCCGGTTGTCGCTCCAGCTCGGAGAGATCTCGCTGGCCTGAACACCCGTGAATCGGGAGACCGCGATGCCCTTGCTGATGTCCACCGTGTACGAGCCTGTCGAGGTCCAGTCGGTGGAGTTGAAGAGCCACTGGTAGAAGCCTCCGCCCAGGCTGGTGATGCTGGTGCGTGGAAGCAGTGCATCGAAGAGAAGCGCCGTGCTGGTCGGCTCCGCGAGCACCGTGATGTCGCCGCCGTGAGAGCGGATGCCGGGTGTGGTGAGAAGCCGTGCTGCCTTGGAGCCGAAGACCAGCGATTCGCCGTTTGAGTTCAGCTCCGAGGTCAGGGACTCGTCCGTCATGGGGACGACATGGGTCGCGGCGACCGGCACGCCCTTGGCGTTGTCAGCCTCTCGGCCGAGCGTGAGATAGCCGCTGTTGCCACTAATTCCGTTGTTCATCCGTCTTCACCTCCTTCTTGCCCTTCACCTCCTCGGCTTCAACCTGCTCGAATGCAGGGTGGTTGATCTCTCGGTCCGTCTCGACAGTGTCACCGGCCCCGATAACACCGAAGCGACCAGAGTCTGGTCGGCTTCAGAGACGTTCTTGTATGTAGTTGTCGACATCGATTGTTGGTTCCTGCTTATATCCTCAACTTCGCAGAGTCGACGCGAACGGTCAAGGCGCTACGGCCAACATTGCTTTAATCTCTTGCTGTACCCATACCCATTACAATGCCACCAGCAACTACCCTTGGTGCACCCGAGTACCCAACCATACCAGTAGAGGTACTCGACGCAGCAAATCGAGAGATGCAAAATCCAGAGTAAAGCTAGCAGCTACCCTTGACTGCGATATTGAGCCGGTATATCACCTCGTTTGTAATTAGGGTCTTTATTCTCATAGAACTCAAAGTCATCCGTTACGAAAGAGGCACATACGTTCTGTTGATCACCAAGTGCACCGTCGCTTCGTTCGCCGCTCTCCTCACCATATACACCCCACCTATATCGCGCAAGTTCTTCTATCTTAAAACTCTCTGGTGCATTGATCTGGCTTACAAGCAGATTCATACTTTCTTGAGCAAGCTCAATTTGTTCAGGCGTGTACGTGTTTATAATCGTTGCGTTATCAATATCCATAACACTTGCGAAAAGAGGATCTTGTAGACTTTCTGTGGCATTGAGGGAGGTAGCACCCATTCTTGACCATTTTCCACCATCCTTCGTAACCTGCTCATAACACTCAGAAGGTGAAAGTGCATCTGCCCTCCCGATTACGCCATCGCTTTCGAAAAGTTTGTACACGGTGTAGCCACCAAACAAGAGCAGCAGTGTAGTAAGCGAACTGCCCAAGGCGATCCATAGGCCCTTCCGGGACTTCTTGCGGGGAGGCTGCGGGGGCAGAGGGTACCGCGGGTCCCACCCACCGTGCGGAGGCTGGTTGGGCTGGTAAGCGCCGGGCGGCCCTTGGTAAGTCATCTGTAGTCCCTCCATCGTCGAATCGCTGACCGTAACACGCAATTTGACGATTTTAGCGTCACCCGTTCGACTGAAGCTCAGCTCCCGGTGCGTGCCCTCATGCTGTACGTGCACGAGATCGCCAGATGCGCTTCTGCCGTTACCATGCTTTCCGCGTTCCTAGCGGCGATGCCGTAGTCCACACCGATGGCCGCACTGACCACCACCCTCTCGATCTCCAGGCGGTTCGCGAGCGCGAAGCGAATCGTCCCCGGCGCGTAAGCGCGCCCGTCATCAGTCCGACGTTCGACCAGCCGGCGCAGATGCTTCTTCACGTGCTGCTCGTGGTCAACATCGTCCTTCCAGTCCACCTGCTTATCCAGGATGACCTTGACGACGATTTCCTCGGTGACATCGAGGTAGCCGGTAGCGCCGTACTGAGACCGATCCCCCTGCTTGTCCACCGTGATGCAGGGCAGCGCGTCTGTTGGGATGAGATCAGGGTCTGAGTCGTAGACCGCCTTGATCTCGGACTTGCCGACGAACTCGCGGCGGAGGAATTGAACTATGGCCGCGGTGGGGTCGTTCATGTCGAGCGCTCCTTGATCTTGCGAGCGATGACTGCAGCGACAGTGTTGCGAACATCGTTATCAAGCCCTTGGTAGATGCCGATCATCGCGCGGCGTGGGATCTTCGAGCGTGGGGCGCTCGACTGGTGGAACTTGAACTTGGGGTCGGGGTTGTAGATCGTCACACTGGTTGCCGCTGCTTGGTGGGCGAACCTCGATTGCATCTGACCTGTACGAACCAAGACCGGTCGACCCGCGTAGCGCTTCGCTTTCTGGGCTGCGTAGTCCGTACTCAAGCGAGGCCACGACTCACCGAGACGCTGTCCACGCGAAGCGAAGACGGGGCCGCTGAACATCCGTACAGCGCCGCGACCTACTTCGTCCATTGCTGGCCGTAGGTTCCGTAGATCCAAGCTCAGACCGGACAGCATCGCCTTCAACTGGGCGTCACCGTCGACCTCTAGCCGCATGTCGAGAGAGTTCGCCACGCTAGATCTCCATGTCCATGCGGAAGGCGCGATAGTCGTTGTCACCTGGGTAGAAGCCGATCGACGAGTCGATGATCTCCTCGCCCTCATCGTCCGTCAGTGATGAGTCCTTGTTCTGGAGCGCTTCGAGAGACTCCCTGGCTGCATCGAGGTCGTCTTCCCAGAGAGACTTCTGTCCCGGGAACCGGATCTTGCGAAGCAGAGCCGCAGCCAACTGGATCGTCAGCGTCTTGACGGCACCGGGGACCGGGTTGAACGGCACGTTCTTGCCGTAGACGTTGCGCAGTGAAGCGTTGATCTCGTTCTGTGCGTTGCTGCGACACTGAGCGACGGTGGTGTCGGGCAAGGTGTACGCGTTGAGCGCTCCTGCCTCTTCACGGATCTCGCGCAGGGAGCAGTAATTGCCGAAGTCTTCGCCGCGAGCAGCGGTCGAGTCAGTCAGCGCCGTCTCGTCGCCCGTGTCTAGGTTCGTATAGGTGAAGCGGTACCAGTACGCCGATGATCCGGTGCTATCCCGGTGGTACGTGCTGATCTGTTCCGAGTCGATTTTCCGGGTGGCGAGGGCGACGAAGCTGCCGGTGGGTGGAATGGAGCCGTCTATGTTCGGAGCCCGGTAGATCCGTATGGTGTCACCGAGAACGGAACACACCGAGTCATAAGCGATATGAGCGTGTTGTAGTGCAGCTACGAGCGCCAGCTGAGTTGGAGTGTCTACTGACGCGACGACAGCTCTCTCGCAGCCTTCACGCGACAGCGAGCCCACATACAGGATGTCGCCGGTCGCATAGTCATCCGTGCTGAGCACCTTGATCACGGAGTCGCCAGCAGCCGCGGGCTCGAGCAGCTCAGTGCGTTCCTTGATGTTGATGTCGCTGAATGATTCGATGTTGAGCGTTGCCATGCAATGTGTTCCAGTTACTTACCCCTCAATATGACTTCGTCGGCCACTGCGGTCAAGGGCGTCGACGACTGCCCCGGAGCAAGGAGAACGGTTGCACGAGTGGCGATCACGCCTATCAACCGCCCGACCGGCGATCCAAGCGATACTGAGCCGATACTGAAGGCTCCAAACATCACCAGGTCCCCAGCGCAGCGCGCTTCCAGACGTTGGTAGCAGTGCACACGTAGAGGTAGTTCGCGTCCCACTCGACCTGACCCGCCGCGCCAGGTGATGTTGATGTTGCGGGAGCATTGCCTGAGGTGAGCTTGGGCGAGGTCAGTGTCTTGTTGCTCATGGTGTCGACAGTTGAGCGCCCGACGATAGTGGTCGCCGCACCCGGGAACGTCACGTTGAACGAGTTCGCAGTGATCGTGGCCGGCAGAACCGGCGTCCCGGTCAGGGTCGGGGACGTCAGCGACTTGTTCGTCAGGGCCTGGGCCCCACCTACAGTCACGACGCTCGATGTGTTCGTACCGGCGACAGAAACTCTTGCTTCACCTGTGACGTCGAGCGTCACGGACGGACTGACGTTGTTCACTCCCAGTCGGCCGTTACTCATGTCGAAGACCGCGAAGTTGGCTCCGTCCGGCTTCTTGACGGTCCAGAGAGCACCGATGTCCGGCTGGAGCGAGAGGTTCCCACTCGGCGAGATGCCGAGGCTGAACTTCTTCGGGTTCGCACCGGTCTGTTCGAGGAGCAGCTTCGGCTCCTGGTCGGCAGTGGCGGTGATCGCTTGCGCTGCACGGAACGAGCTGTACGCAGTAGCGTCGACCACCTTCTTGCCAGTGTTGGCCTTGACGTTGCTCATCGAGTCCTCGGATGGCGTGACCGGCGTCCCGATTACAACCGCTGCTCCGCTGGTCGGTGCCGAGCCGAGCCAGTTGCAGGTGATGCTATCCACGGTGTTCTGCCCCGCGTGCCCGTCGAGCTTGATCGCGCACTCAACAACGCCCGCGGCCCCCTGGTAGAAGCGGCAGTCCTTCACCGATGCGCTGGAGCCACCAAGCGCGATCTGCGCAGCGGGTGCGCCGCCCGCATTGGACGCGAAGTAGCTGTCCTTGATATAGACCGACGCGACGCTCGCGCCAGTCTGGATGAACGGCCGCTCAAACGTGCTCGTCTCGAACTTGCAGTCGTCGATAGTGATGTTGTTCATCAGGTGGGTGCTGCCATTGCTTGCCCCGTCCATCTCGATGCACTTCGAGGCGAACGACTCCCATGTACAGCTTCGGAAGCTGAGTCTGTTGCAGTTGTCGTTGGAGAACCCGATCTGTCCGGCGGTGCTTGTCGACCGATTTTGTAGAAACACAGACGCTTTCGTTGCACTCCCAGTGAAATCGAAGGTGCATGCGTCGAAGGTCGTGTCCCAGAACTCCACGCCGTGCACGGCGTGACCGGTTGTACCGATAAAGCGGACCCGTGCCACGTGATTGCGGTTGGTGTAGAACATCCGCAGGAGCGTGTCCGAGCTGCCCGAGGCCCGGAGCGTGAAGTCGCTGAGGACCACCCGTTTGACCGGGCTCGTCGAGACCGCATCGCCAGATCCAGGCACACCGCCTGTCACCGAGAACAAAGGCGAGCCGGTAGAAGTCGTGCGTTTGAAGGTCGTGCCGACAACGGTACTGCCGTTGTCCATCCCCGCCCCAGTGAGTCTTACCGAAGACAGGATGTTTACGGTCCCGTTGACGAGGTAGGTGCCACGAGGTACGAAGACTGATCCCCCACCGATCGCCGCTGCATCAACCGCCGCCTGGATAGGTGCGGTGTCGTCGGTGGTCCCGTCGCCTATCGCTCCATAATCGCGGACGTTGAACATCATGTTCGTCTGCTTCGCGTCTAGCGCCCCCTGAAGCCCTGTGACGGTCGAGACCGGTTGAGTGCCTGTATGATTCGCTCTGTCCCGTAAAGCGTTGTCAGACGCGTTCTGCGTGGCTCCTGGCGCCACACCGGACAGCTTCGTCTTCTCGCCCGTCGTGTAGTCGTTGGAGCTGAGGCCTTTCCCAGCCTCCTGATCGACCTTGGTCTCGATTGCGGCGGTCACCTCGTCGATCTGCGTGAACAGTTCGGTGTCCGCATCAACCCGCGAGATGGTCTCCTGCTGGAGCGCAGCGTGCGCATTCGCAGACACCTCGGTGAGCTGCTCATCCACGTAGGTCGTGTCTGCTTTCCCACTGATGTCGGGCATAGACTCAGCGTCGGCCTTCGTCTCAATGGCCTCTTCAATGTCGGTGAGGACCTTCGCGGTGATGGTCGCCGAGATCCTCCAGCCGGCCACGACATGCTGCGCTGCGCTGCCTTCTTGCGCTCGCTTGATCGTCAGCACATCGCCGGCCACATCCGCGACGTAACCGATCTCAGCGGTGTCCGGCGTTGGCTCAGCTGCAGGGTGACAGATGGTCACGGGGACGTCAGGCTCGAAGCGACTCCCCTGACCCTCGCGCAGCACGAAGGTCTCGCCGGTCAGTGCGGGAGTGGGTGGGACCTGGATGATCCCCGAGAGGAGATTGATGTGTGGATCAAAGGGCATCTGCCCTCAATATGAACCGCGAGGACTAGCAGGTCAAGGCGGCGGCACGGTGGGCTAGGCAGCGCCAGGCTTGCTAGGTCTTTGGGTCTTCCCCTTCGCCGTCGCCGCCGTCATCCCCCTCTTTCTCGCTCTTGAGAACACCATCGGGGGTCCACTCGTCGATGCCCTTGAGAGGCCGCCCCAGCAGGAACAGGACGCCGGGCGAAGCAACAAACACAGCCAGACCGAAGATAATGCCGATCAGTTGGTAACCTGTTGCGTCGCTTGACGTCACCTTTCCGACTACATGCGAGACTTGAACCGCAGCGAAGGTGAGTGTGAGCGCCACGATCAGCACCGCGACCCATGCTAGTGCTTTCCAGACCTTGACCTGACTCACCATCTCCTCGGCCATCTCCGCTACCGCCCTTAAGTACCGCCTGCGCACCGCAGCATCGGCTGGAGATAGCTTTTCTACTGCAATATCTTTCGGCCAGAGTTCGCCGATTCCGCTGGGCTCACTATGGAGTGCGTGCATGAACTGACTATCCCGAACGAAGTCCGCCGTGGGCACCGCGGAAACCAGCTGTTCAGCTGCCTGCTGCGACCCAAATTCTTTAGCAAACAGAAGTGAGTCTGAGTTAGCGCCCCTAAGTTTTAGGTTTGTTAAGGACCAGCCCGCACGCTCTAACGAGACTTGTTGTTCCAAGTCGCTAGAGTCGACCTGCCAAATAACTACGGTCATAATGGCGCCCCCACGGTAAGGAATGAGTGGCAGCAGCCTATGCCTGACCGCGCCCGCTCGGTGCTGCTTCCGGAGTATCTACTGCGAAGGCCACGAAAGTAGGATCGCTGCGCTGATCACCAAGATCAATACCGCCGTCAAGATGCTCACTAGACGCCAGTCGGTCGGAGCTTCCAATGTGGCCGGCTCCGCCACCACCGCCGCGAGGAACCGTCGCGCTGCCGGGTTCACGCCTTCTACCGCCCCGAGCGGATCGTAGGTCATGAGCAAGATGCCGACTTGGTCTGCGTAGGTGGTCGCCTGGTCGCTGTAACCAGAAGCGCTGAAGAAGAGAAGCTGCTCGGTCCCTGCACCCCTCGCCCCGTAGAGATTCTGCACGTCTGGACGACCGGTGACTCCACCCTTCCACTTCACCTGAGCGAGGGCACGGGAGGAGCGGACGTCGATGCCACCGTCCGAGCCGCCGGTTGTTGCGACGGCATCGACGAAGCCCCACGAGCGCATCTGATCCTGGGCGTTCAGTTCGGCTTGGTGCGGTGTGGTGATGTAGTGCATCTGCTGCCTAATGAAACACAACTCAGCGCGTCCGACTAGAGCTGTCGGTGGTGCACTTAGAATCCAACCTATGAGCGGGTTGTCAGACTTCCTGACCCAGGGTTCCTACTGGTGGGGTGTAATTTCGGGTGCGGTCGTCACCGCAGGTGGCGGTGCGCTGTCGCTGCGAGCCAGCGACAAGCGCAAGGCGGCTCAGGAGGACAAGGTTCAAGGGCGCAAAGAGGAGCACGAGAAGCAACTCGACGCTGACCGGGCGGCACGTGATGCCAAAATACGAAGTGATCAGCTGACACGCGAACGAGCCGGTGAGTTCGTTGCAGTATGTACCGACATCTTCAACAAGTCGGCCGACATCGAGGGAGTCTTCAACCTCCTGCGGGATCAGTTCTACAACAACGCTGATCTGCCAGACCCGAAAGCCGACGACAAGTTTGCCTATGCCCAGGAGCAAGCCGAGTCGACCATGAGAATCTCTGATTCTTACAACCAGCTCCGACTCGTGGCTTCGAAGCCGATCATGGACCGCGCGATGGATCTAAATCTCGCGGCGATGACAGTCTTGAAAGCGATCACCAATCCGCTCGCCAAGGGCCACATGCAGCAGCAGTTCGGCAAAGCGCTCGATGACTTCGTGGAGGCCGTACGGGCAGAGCTTGGGCTCGACCCATACGGCGCTGAAGAAGCACAGCGTGAGACAGCGAGCTTCATGGAGAACCTGAAGAAGCAGGTCGACGAGTACCTAGACGAGGCTCGTCGTGACATGTCTGAAGGCCGCGTACACAACCCTTACGGCTCTTCAACGCGAAGGACCCGCCCTCAATCTTGAGCGGGTCCTTCGTTCCAGCATCGCTGTCTACTTGCTCTGCGCAGCCTTTTTGATCTTCTCCGCCTCAGCTTTCGCGTCGGCAACGACTTTCACTGCGTCCTGCTTGGCAGCCTCAGCCACCTTGTCGGCATCAGTCTTGGCGTCGTTGCGGATCTTCTCCGCCTCATCCTTCGCATCAGCGAGCGCCTTCTCAGCCTGAGCTACGAGCGCTTTCGCCTTGTCCTCGGCTGCCGAGTCGGTGGACTGATCCTCTTTCGGAGCGTTCGGGTCGCGGAGCGCGCCAGCTTCGATCAGCTGGTTCACGGTCTCCTTATCGCCCTCGAAGGTGTCACCCTTCTTGTAGGCGACGCCGTCGTGGTTGATGTTGTTGATTACCTTCGCTTGTGCCATCGGGTGACCTCCTTACGGTTCGATCAGAGTTACTTTGTACGAGTTTGTCGCAGTAGCAGCGGCCGCCAGTGTGATCGTGAGCGTGGTGCCGCTGATCGCGACGTTGTCCACGAACTGGTCCTGGTTGCCGGCCGGGTAGACACCGAGGACTACCGAGCCCGCGACCACCGTCGCGGTGCCGCTCGTTGCCGAGCTAGCGACCGTGACGGTCTTGGTCACAACGCTGGTGGTCGCGTCGATCTTGGCGCCGACGAGCTTCGCGCCGCGGAATGCTGGTTCGTTACGTGCCATGAGCCAGGCCTCCTACGCCACCGCGTTGCGGATTAGATAGAAGCACTCGGTGTTCATGATGATGTGGTCGTACTGGTCGCGGACCACGATCTCTGTGCCTGGAGGGTTGTTGAATGCCTCTTTGGTCACCTCACGAGCGTTCTCGAGGCGGAATTTGTAGCCACCGTTGACTTCCTTGCGGCCTGGGCGTGGAGTGATGTAGCCGAGCCACGCGTTCTTACCCCACACGCTGGTGAACACGTCGTTGACGCCTTCCTTGCCGGTGTTGGCTTGCGCACGTCCTACGACGATGCGGGTGATGCCAAACGGACGGAAGAGTGCGAGCATCGCTTCCTCGGTGATCACACCTGTCTGGCTCCACTTGATGCGGTCGAGCAGCTCTGGGTGAAGGATCAGGTTGTCGTAGACCTCCGAGCCCATGAACAGCGTGTTGTACTTCTTGAAGCTCGCTGTCTGCGCCGCAGTCTTCAGATCCTGGAACGGATTCGAGTTCGAGTCGTTCCACTGGCTGGTACCGCTGAGGGTTGTGTTCTGAGTGATGACGCTGGTGTCAGCAAGCTGCGTAGCCAGGGCGTTCTCGTCGATGAGAGCCATCTTGGTGTGCAGGTTCTCGACTGCGTCAGCTTCCGGTTCGAACGGATCGTCCGTGAGCTGGTAGTCGGCGCGAGTCACGAAGTCGCTCAGTGCGTGTTCGTTGAGCGGACCGAAGACATCGACACCGCGGTTGAGCGACACGCGCTTCGCTTTCGCTTCACCGGCACGGACAGAGCTAGTCGGGATGATCAGCGAGTCCTTGAGGTACTTACCGACTTCGAAGGTTGGTTTCTTAACGATCACCTCGGGAAAGATGATGTCAGAGATGAAGTCGCTGTCTGCGTTCTGCCAAGCCGTGCTGACGTTGGTCAGCCGTTGATCTTGGAATACTGGTCGGTTTGCCATATTCAGTTGTCTCTACTTTCTAATACTTTTCGTTTGATTTGATATATTCACCGATCTCGTTCGCAGCGAACGCACGGACGGCTCGACCGATGACGCGGTTGCCGGTGGTCGTCGTAGCGACCGCTTTGCCGTTCGCATCGCTGGTGATGAACGCGTCCTTCGCGATGGTCGCGTTGGCTGCTTTTACGCGGAACGTGCCCTGGCCGTTGATGGTCACGACTTCGGCGACTTCGCCCTGCTTCGGCTCGTTGTCGAGGACGCCGATGATCGCATCGGTTGCGGCAGCGGCAAGTACGACCTGACCATCGGTGTTCAGTTTGACTAGGTGGTAGCGCTTGGTGCTGAGATCAGCGCCAGCTACTTCGGTGTATCGATCGCCTGGTTGGTATGACATCTATGCCTCCTCCTCTTCTTTAACTCGTTCAGCAAGGGCGGTGTCGCTGGCGAGAATTTCTTTACGTGCGGCTGCGTAGGACAGCTGTTTGCCGGCCTCGCGTGACGCCTGCAGCTTCGCGGTGACCTGGTTGTGCAGCTCCTGGCTGGCTTCGATCTTCGCGTCAGTGCCTGCGTCGCCAAGTTCTTTGCCGATGTTCTCGTTGGCTGGCAGTGCAGCGAGCTGTGTCTCGAGTGCCGTGCGTGCATCACCGCGAGAAGCGAGCAGCGTCTTGGACCATGAGTCCTTCGCGTCCCGTTTGATCTGGCCGGCTTTCACGCGGGCTTCGAGGAACGCGTCAACTTCCTTGGTCTCGATCTTCGTGCGCAGTGCTTCGTTCTCGTCGCGTGATGCTTTGAGCTGCTTCTCTAGCTCGGTCACACGACCGGCGATCGCGCTAGCTTCGATCTTCGATGGATCGTCACCTGACGGTGCAGGTGCTTGCGTCTCTGGAGCCTGAGTCTCAGGCGCAGCGGTCTCGGCCGGTTTGTCTTCGAGGCCGAACTTCGCGCGCTCGTCGTCGGTTAGCTCAGACTTGTTGTCCGAGAGAAACTGTTTCTGTTCGTCGTTGAGGTCTTTCACCTCCTTGGTGCGTAGATCTTCTACGTTCATGCGTTCTCCTTGGTTATGTTTGTCGCTCTCGTCCGAGCCCTGGCTCGCCTTCACTGCCTTGCTAGGCGGGACGCGCGATGCCGTGATCGGCTTAAGCTTCTTGAAGAGGGGGATATTGGTAAGTGCTGCCCCGGTCAGCACGTTGTCCACGAAGGTGAACTCCTGCTCGGGGTCCTCCCACGGGTAGCCCCGGGGGTTGAACTCGGGACTGATGTAGGACCACTCCCGGTCCTTGATCGCCTGGACGGCGGCGGGCGTCCACTGGACGTCGCCCATGAGCGCGGCTGTCCCGTTGACCGCATCGACGTAGAGGCGAGTGATCCAGCCGGAGGCCTTGCCGCCCATGTTGTGGCCTTCGTTGACCGGGGCGCGAGGTTGGTCCTCCGCGACCAGGCCGACGCCCTCGCTGAAGTGGGAGACCATCTCTTCGAGGTCTTCGCCTGTCAACTCGAAGTCACCGTGCCACGGCGTGTTCCACGTACCCGCTTTGAGCAAGTTGATTGTGGTCGGAGCGTTGCCGTTCTGATCAGCCTTGATTGGTGCTTTGGTGACGAAGCTTCTCATCTGCTTCTGAACATGCGGAAGCAGTCATGGTTTGTCAAGAGTCCACTCGGACGAAACCCGTCGTGCCGAGCGAGATTCCCACCCGACAACCGAGGATTGTGCTGCGCGACAGGTCGATTGGCGTGTTAGCATCCGCTGACGCCTAGGAGGCAAAATGGCTGGCACACCGCCCTTCGACCCCGCGCTGCGGGAAGAGTTCTCGAACTCCAACGACCCAGTGAAGCGCATACAGGCACTCGAACAGGACCTCGTGAAGCAACCAGTCGTCACCGACTACATAGACGGCAGAGACAACTCTAAGTATCCGAAACTTTTGAAGACCTGGGCGCCGACCTGGCTGTTCGGTCGAAGAGAGTTCTTTATTGCCACGGGAAGTGGCAGCAACGTTCAGGGGTACGCGGCCCATCGCTTGCCGTACTTCGTCCGCGAAGCACGGGTAGTCATAACGATGGCGTTGATTGGTTTCGGGATAATTACAGCTGTAGACATCGTACTTCGCGCGTTACGACAGTCCATGGTCAAGTACAGCGAAGAGGAAATGTCTGCCGTCATCAGCATCCTTGGCTCTTGGAATACTGATCGCCGAAGCAGTTTCAGTTGGCTGGTCCCAGATATCGTGTTCAGGGTCGAGCCATTCCCGATAGTTTCCTTCCTGTCTTATTCGCCCGCCATTCTGCTCGGCGTAGCGATGTTCGCTGTGTTTCTTCCGCTGAGGAAGCTCCCTCTTGTCGGCTCCATCACTGCAATATTTACTGTCGCCGTCTGCTTCCTAAACGGCCTCGGAGTTATCTACGCGGTCAAGTACTGGACGCTGGCAACGGGATTCGTTTGCTTGGCCGCGGGATGCCTCGCGATCTGGAGGTCCCGCGAGTACCTCGCGGTACTTCGCAGAGCGAACGAGTACTTCGACCGGGTGTACTGGCCCGTAATGGCGCCTATCGCACCCAAGTCTGCACAAGCGATGTCGCGGAGAATTTCGGACGCAAGGCGAAATCAAGCGTACGACGAGTTCCGAAAGAATAAGGATAGATTCGATCGGAGAAATAATTCGGAGCGAGACGCCTCTGCGTTCTGGTCTGCCGAGCGCGACGCGAACTACCTCGGGCGCTCAACCATTCCCGATGTCAGCGGCGGGTTCGCGCCGATGGGCGGCCGTAAACTCGGCGAGATCATCAGAGACGGAAAGCACAGCACCAACCCACAAGAACTAGCACAGGCCGCAGGTATCACAGTCTCTGACGCTGAGATCGTCCTTCGCGGCGGACTCGGAGCAAACCTGCGAGGTCACCTATCACCAGACGTCGCTCGCCTATACGAGATGTTCAACTAGTACTCGTAGTACACCGAGCATCGACATCTCGGGTGCGCAGAAGGAACCGACCGGACACTTCCGTTGCCCAGCACGAAGTCCTCGTCGAGCGCAACCTTCTTGCCGTCCAACGGTGCGCAGATCTTGCACGCGCCAGCCAACGCCTCCCACACCTTCGACTTTGCCCCGGTTTCCTGGGCGTAGCCGAGCTGTCCTTGGCTCCACGCGTTCACGCTCTCGGTCTGCGCGATCATCTCCGCCCGCACCGGGTTGTTGATCGTCCGCTGGATGCGCTCGATGGCCTGCGACGTCGTCTCGCCGCGCGAGAGCGACTGTTTGATGCTGAGACGGAGCTTGTCTCGCGTCGTCTCGGTCACGCCGCTCACGAGGCCGGCAACGTGCTTCTCAGCTGCGCGGGTAACGAAGTCCTGAATGCTGTCGACGTAGATCGGGAGTCCGTAGCGCTCGATCGCTGCATCCACCCCGATCGCCATGATGATGTTGATGGCCTCGACGATGTACTTCGTCAGGTCGACGGCTTCGCCCTTCCACACCTCGGCACTGCCGCTGGCGACTGCGTCGGCGTGGATCGACGCCTGAACGCTCGGCAGCTTCGCCAGCTCGCTGGCGTACTCAGTCCAGTCGATATACCGATCCGCTCGGAGCGAGAGGTTGTACAGGTACTCCCCCGCCTGGCTCTGCAGCTCGGCCTCGGTCTTCACCAACGCGCGGAACTGTTTCGGGGTCGCCTTGTAGCTCGGGTGCCACTCCTCGGAGGCGCGGATCGTGGCGGTCAGCTCGGCGTGGGCACTACGCAGCGAGAGCCGATCGGCCATAGATCAGCTGCTCCAGTTCAGCCTTGTTCTTGCGGGCGTCGGCTAGGACGCGAGCGGCTTTCACCTCGTCTTGGTCCTTAATCTCCTCGTCGGCCTCGCGGTCCTTGTCCTTCGTCTTCTTCGACTTCGTTGTGGTTTCGTCATCGTCTGCGTCTTCGTCGACACGGTCGGGCAGGTCGAGCATCGTGCGGATGTGGTCCTCGTCAGCGTCGCTCGGCGTGATGGCCTTGGCGTCGGTGAGGGTCTTGTAGACCTCGGCAAACTCCTTGACGTTGCTCTTGGCAATCTCGCCGCACGTCCACTCTGGGTAGTCGGCGTTGGTGAAGTTGAGGTCCACGATCAGCTTGACGAGCTTCTCGTTGATGCGAGCGGCGATCTGCGAGCCCAGCGCCTGGTTGGTCTGCTGCAGGAGTTCCTTCTGGGTATCGCTGGCCGAGTACGAGCCGGACGACTCGGATGCGCCGATGTCTAGGTACTGCACCTGCATTGACTTGAGGATGCTGCGGTCGTGACGTGCGATGGCTTTGGTCGGGTCGGCCACAGTGTTGGCCTTCATGTCCATGAACTCGATCTCCCAACCCTCAGGCTCCTCGATGTAGGCCTGTTCGTTGGCTCGGATGTTGCGGGCGGCGTTGCGAGCGGTCTGTTTCATTGTGTCGGAAGCGCTTCTCGGGTGCTTGATCTTCACGACGCCGAGCCCCTGGCGCTCCTGCTGCAAAGCTTCGATGCGTTCGAGGTTCTTCTTGTAATACCAAGAGCCATAGGCAGGTCGCAGGATCGAGAGACCCTGCCAGTTGTCGCCCTCCTGCTGGAAGGTGAACGAGGCCATCTTCTCGTCGGGGATCGAGACGATCTTCCCGGCCGCGGTCAGCTGCTGGATGCCGGGCTTCTTGTCCGCGGTCTCCCACGACTGGATAGTGGTCTGCTTGCGGTAGGCGGCCTTGACCGGGACCAGGTACTCCTTGCCGTTGAACTCCACCCAGTCCACAACGATCTCGAAGACCGAGAAGCCAAAATCGAGCATGGTGAGGATCTCGGGGAGCAGGCGTTGCTTCCAGTGCAGCACCTTGACCATGGTGTAGTCGGTGAGCGCCTTGGTCTCGAGGTCTACCCTCTCCTCGCCGGCCGCTTGGGCGTACCAATCGGCAGCGATCAGTGGGGCCTTCGCAGCAATTAGGCCGGCCTTGACCGTGGCGTCGCCGCGGCGCATCTCCTCGATGGTGCGCATGAGCGCGGGGCCACGGAGGGTGGAGATGTACTCGTCGCTGTCCGAGATGATCCCCGAGAAGATGGCTACGCCAGAGTCGCCGAACTCCGTACTGTATTGCGTTGTCTTTCTGCGATTCTGGCTTGCCATACGTACTTCTAGTCATAACTCAGATGCGTGAGTTGGACAAGCCTCCGAAGACCGGGTCGGCGCCACCGCCGAAGGCAGACGACACATCATCTTCGTCCGCAGCACCGCCATCGGGGAACGCCTGGAGCGGGTTGCCGATCAGGTCGACAAGCGCGTAGCGGGCACCGTCGAGAAGGTGGTTCCAGAGGTCGATCGGTTCGTTCAACGCCTTGCCGGTCCGGTCTGTCTTCCAGACGTAGTTCCGTTGCTCCTTGATGAGGTTGAGGCTCCGCTTGGTCATGTAGACCTTGACGAACTGCACTGTGTCGATGCCGTTGCGGATTGAGTCCGCGCCCTTCTCCGCACCGATGATCGGCACGCCGTGGTCGGAGATGTCGTCGATGGACTTCGGCTCGGCGCTGTCCGCGACCACGAGGGCGTCCGGGTCGGGCAGTCCCTGGATGAACGTGGCGATCTGCGGGTTCTTCATGCCCGTCCGGTAGAGCTGCTCGTCCAGAATGTACGCGCCGTTCCACTCGTAGACGTCGACCAACCCGGTCGGGTGGTTGGTGTAGCCGAAGTCGAGCCCGCGGCGGCGTAGACGCGCCTCTGCGGGGACACCATCGATCTGTAGCCAGTCCGGGTAGATCTGCCCTTCCAGCACGCCCACCTCGCCAAGCCCGTAGACACGCCAGTAGTTCTTGTTGTGCTTGCGGCTCTCGATGGACCGGACGATGGCCGGTTCCAGCGCCTCGTTGTCCCGGTAGGTCAGCTTCAGGAACTCATGCGGCACATATGGCATGACCTCTTCGTGCACCCAGAACGAAGCAACCGGGTTGAAGTCGAGGATGACCACCTTGCGGGTACGCGTCTCGAGCTGGGTGTACACCTCGTAGGTCACGTTGTTGCACTCGTTGAGGAAGAGGATGTCGCGGCGTGGCCCGTGCGCCTTACCGCTGTCGACGGAGAAGAACTCGATGACCGACCCGTTGGAGAAAGTGTAGATGAACTCGCCCTTGCTCCACGAGTCTTCGTTCCAGTAGTGCTGCGCCTTCATGATCGACTTGAAGTCACGGATGGCACCGAGCTTCAGGTGCGGAAGCGATTCGGAGACAACACTGATGAGCAGGTCGTCGTTCGCTTGGGCGGTATGGATCAGGTAGGCAAGGATCGAGAACGTCTTGCTCGCGGAGGTACCGCCCTGGATGATGCGAAGGCGACGCCTAAGCTGGCTGATCTTCGTGAGAGCTGTCGTCTGTTTGAGCAGCATCGTCATCCACCTCTAGCTTCGCGGGGGCCAGGCCAGCGAGGAGAGGCATCGGCTGATCCTTCGTGGTGTGGTCGACCTCTTGGCGATCGCGCCAGCCAGCGTTGTTCTTCAGCCAGAAGATCGCACCGGTAGCCGGCGCACCGGAGAGGAGGAACTCTTCGGCATTCTGTTGGACTCGGAGTTTCGCGTCTTTTATAACGTCAGAAAACCTGTCCCCCGCGGCGTCGATGTCGCCCGCTTTGTCGTCGTACTTACCGCTCTCATAATCGAGCAGAGTCTCACGAGATGTTTTCAACGCCCTAGCAAGACCCGTGATCGTATACGGGACAGCTTGTGTCAGCACCTCGCGCTCGACCCACAGGGCGTTGCCCTCCCTGCCGTGGCCGTCAACGACTCGACGCATCTCTGTGTGCGGATCGCACCGATCGAAGTACTCGCTGATCTTGAGCTTCAGTTCAGCGACCGTCTCGAACTTGAGTGGCCGTCCGCCGAGGTTGGGTGTGGGGTCTTGTGCGTCTGGCATAGATGCCACTATTTACCCACGTCAATCGCATTTTGTAAATAACCAAGTAGCCTCACCGTGAGGCTACATCTAGTGGTTACCGCACTGTTCAAGTGGAACATCTAGTGTTCATTCCGGCGTGTCGCGCCTAGATTGTCAGTGCTCACGCTTACTCTGGAGATGCAGAAGTGCCCGAAACCTCGGGCATAAGACGCTACGAGGCTTCGGGCTGGTGTTCCGTGGAAGGAACCTAACCCTAAGCTCCGGCACGTCTACCAACAAATCGACGCGCCATGTCGCCGGATCTGCACGGCGATCGCGCGAGAAGTCGGAGACCAACATGGCTCCCAAGAAGAGCGAACCGCTCAAACCAGGTCAGAAGTCGCCCGTCTCAGGACAGGGTGAAGTTGTCGGACCTCGCGGCGGTCGTACCGGTCACGAGGTCACGCTGATCCAGGGGCATCGCGTGCCGCCTACCCAGAAGCCAGGACAGAAGGTTGTGGTCGTTGACCCGACCAAGAACGGCGCCGGTAAGCCGAAGTAGCCCCAACCCTCCGGTGGGCCAACGCGAAGCGCCGCGCTTGGCCCACCGGAGGCTCTGGCCTGAACTAGTCAGCCACTGATCACCGCGATATCGTCGCTGTTCAGGCCGTACAAGTCATAGACGATGGTGTCTATCCGCCCGTCCGCGCGGTTGAACGTCTCTACCAAGGGTTGAACGTCCGCGCGGTACTGGTTGAAGACGACCATCACATCGTTCTTCTTTGCGAGCGTGAGCTTTCTCTTGATCAGACGGGTGATGAACTCATCGAAGTCGACGGCCCACCACTCGCCGAGGTTCTGTGGCCAGCTGGGCAGTTTCAGATCAGACATGATCAGCGTCTTGAAGTTGTCAGACCAGTTCTGGATCTCACGCCATGTCTCAGTCATGGTCACAGCGAGGTCGTGCAGTTCAGACGTGCCTCCGGAAGGACGATCGGGAGATTACGAACGTCACCTACAAGAATCTTGGGGAACAGTCCCTTCTTCGCTTTCGGTGAAGTCTTCGTGTGGTACCAACCCATCAGGCGTGAGTTGACAACCGCCAGTACGGCATAGAGGTCGAGATCAGGGTTGATCGGGATCGCGTTGATGACCGAGGGGTTTGTGTACAACTCCTCGTCCGTGAAAGCGGCATACAGGTGAGTCGATGTGATCTCGCGGACCAGGATGCGTGGGACCGTAAAGAACTTCGGGTCGACGTAGGACGCAACGTGCTTCCCGTACTTCACGTACTGAGCGGTGGGCATTTTCCGGATCGAGTAGCGGTAGAGCTCCCTGCCGGCCAGGTCACGCTTGTACGTGTCGTCGAGCTTCGTTGGCGAGTGCCACTCTCGGTTATCGACGATCGATTCGCCCGCGACCTTGCCGTACGTCTTCACCAAGTCAGAGCGGCGGTACGGGATGTACCCCTGGGATACATCCATCATCTCGACCAGGGGTGTCGATACACTGCGGATCTTCTGAATGACCACAGTTTCTTCGGGCGTACGCGTGAACAGCGCAAGAACGTTGTCGAGCGAGTCTTTGAGCTGTTGCTTCGTCACCGTTTGGAACGGGCTGATGGTCTTGTCAACCGGGTCGATCACGTTCATCTCGGTCTCATAGTCACTGGCACGGTTGGCCAACGCCAGCACGATCGTCCGAACCGAGGCGTCAGCGAAGGTTGGGTCGTTGGACAGGTCGAGCATCCCCGTGATGGACGCGGTTTCGAAGAGTCTGGTCCGATACGGCAGTCCATAGACGTTGACTAGAAAGGTGTTTGGGAAGACGTAAGACAGATAGCCACCCTCGCGCAGGATGCGCCGATATAGCGAAATGAAGTAGACATAGATCTCAAAGTCCGGAGCAAGCGCATCGTACTTGAGCAGGTACTTCTTTTCTGCCGCACTGAAGTTCACGCCATACGGCGGGTTACCGACTATCACGTCGAAACCACCGGCGGCGAAGATTGCCGGGAACTCGGCCTTCCAGTCGAACGCCTTGCCACCGGCCAGACCAGGGTCATCGAAGATACTGTTGCCCACACGAATGTTGTCATCGAGACTCGTCAAATGCTTGTGCCGCTCAGCTGTCTTCAACCAGAGGCTTAGCTTCGTGATCTCGACAGACTCGTTGTTGAGGTCAACACCAAAGATGTTGTCGGTCAAGATCAGTCGGACGTAGTCATCCGTCGACAACAGGCTGTCTTCACCAAGGATGTCCGCCACACGTTGATTCTCCGCGAGTAGGTAGTCGAAGACGTTCACCAGGAACGCACCCGACCCACATGCTGGGTCAATGACCTTGATGGTCTGGAGCACGTACTGATACTGGAGATAAGCTTTGCGCTCTCGCTTCTGGTAGTTCGCCTCACCTACGCGCTCGTTGAGACGATGCTCTTTGATAAGTTCAGCTTCCTTCTCGCGCAGGTACGCTCCGACGCTGTGATCCACGATGTACCGGACTACGTAGTCGGGTGTGTAGAAGATCGCGTCTTGCTTGCGCTTGCCACGCTTCGGCGCCGGCAGGGGCGGCTCGAGTGGGTGGTTCTGCTCCCACACCAGGCGCCTGATCTCTTCCAAGTCCGTGATGGACTGCTCGAAGATGTGACCAAGCACGTTAACTCGCAGGTCTTCTTTGAAGTCGTACCCCCCAAACCCAAGCAGGCGGCGCAGGGGTGCATCAGAGATGACCAGGCTGTCGACGAGTGAGTCTTCAGCGAACAGACCGCCGTTGTAGCCGTTCGGGATACCGAGCTTGCCGCTTCCCTTGTCGACCATGGTGAAGAAGAGTTTCATCTCTTCCCACAGCGATTCAGAGTAGGCCGAATTCTCCGCGCTCTTGATGACCCGCCCCAAGGTGTCGTCTGGGAGCAACCCGCAGTCCTCGGCGAAGCAAGCGAACATAACACGGTCAATGATTGTCTGAACCTTCTGGATCGCGACCTCAAACTGAAATCGCGTTTTCTCATTATTGGTCCATACGTCCTGTAACAGTGCGAGCCGCACCTGCTTGTACTCCGCGTAGAACTCCTCGCTGATGTCCTTCTGCTTCTGACGGATATCGCTCAGAAGCTTCTCGGTCGCGGACTTCCCCTCGCGAGCCGTCATGTTGTCGGCGTGCAGCAGGACGTACCACTTCTTGAACGCGAGGTAGTCGTTGGCCGGATCGACTAGGTCATGCAGGGTCCATCGCTCGTAGTCGAGCAGGTTGTCGTTGTAGAGGCGGAACTCGTAGAAGTTGCTGACCACTACGAACGGACACGACGAGTACTGCGGCTTGTACTTGAAAGCCTGCTGCACCGGACTCATGTTGCCTTCGCGCTGCTGAGGTCGGTCGAGAGGAACACTCGCGCCCTTGAGTTCGACGACAGCCGAGACGCTATTTACCAGCGAATCGGTCAGATCCGTGTAGCGCAATACGGCATCCGGGTACTGCTTCTTCTCCGTCGTGTCCTTCGGCTCGAAGGTGTACGGGTTGTGCGGCTTCGCCTTGTACCCGAGGATCGTCTTGAAGAAGTCCTGGTTGTAGTCCTGCTCGCGGGACGTCTCTTTGTCCTTCTTGAGCGACCCGGTCTCGTAGTCATCGAGCCACGTTTGAACGAGGGCGACATGTTCGAGTATGTCTTCGGTCTTGATCTGCTGCGCACGCTCAGCCAGTGCGCTCCGTCCAAACAGGCTTGCCACCCAGATCACACTAGTACCCAGCGCTGGTGGCCTCTGGGACTCACCCGAACGGGCTACACGGCAAGCGTCGACCGGATGCCTGGCCCTGTGGATGGCGGGCCGCCCGAGGAGGCCTCTAGGCGGTTTGATCGGGCCATGAGAGACGCGTTCGCAGCCTTTTACGTCCACAGATCCAACCGCTTCGCCCACGCAGCGGCGCAAGCAGTAGCCGAGGCGCCAGCACGCGCCTACAACCCGCTCTGGATCTTCGGAGCTTCCGGCACCGGCAAGTCACTCCTCCTGAGCAGCATCGCCGCGGAGATCGCCCGGAAGCGGTGGCTCCGAGTCCAGCACCAGAGCCTGCTGGATCAGGTGCCGGCCGGCCTTATGACCGACGCCGACGTCCTGCTGCTCGACGACGCGGAGATGCTTCGACACGACTGCGAAGCCTTCACCGCCGTTGATGAGCTGGTGCTGCAGATGGTCTCCAGCGGCAAGCAGGTGGTCGCGGCGAGCCAGGTGGACTACCAGGACATGCACACCGAGTGCTGCGAGCATCGCCTGAGCGAACTGCCCTGGTCACTATTCGTTGAAGTATCAACTGGCTGCACTTTGTATTGACTATTGTATCAATATGTGGTATACTGAACCAGTAAATGATTAAAGTTACACGCGAAACCAAGATAGATCTGAAACAAACCCTCATCGTCAACGCGAAGCAGATGATCCACGATCACGGCCCACGGGTAGTGCAGGCGGTCGACGAGTTCTTCGTGAACCACTAGTTCGCCGCGCCCCCCTCCCCCGTGTTCACGATTACTGTCCGCACGGCTCCGTGGCTGTCTTCGCGAGCTAGATGCCACTGGTTGCCAACCTAATTGCGGCACAGGAGAATTGGTGTCGTGGATGAAACGCAAGAGGGCCGGATAGCGCACGTGAAGTACGTGGCCGGTGGGTGCAAGGTCGAGATTGATGATGCCGTGGCTCAGCTGGTCGCGGGGCGGGCGAGTGATCGCTTCACGCGAGACCTGTACATGCGAATGTCGATCAGCCTCTGCCGCAAGCAGCAGCGCGAGATCAACTTCGCCAACGTCAAAGAGATGATCGACATGATCCAGTTCGGCGAGGAATGGCTCTGAACTACGGCGTCACCACCAGCTCCAGGTACGTCTTGAGCTTGCACGGGACGCAGGCACTCACGATGAAGTGAGCCTCACCCCTGAAGTTCGGGTTGTCCGGGCGGATGGTCTGCGTGAACCGTTGGCGATGGTGGGTGCATTGGGGCGTCTCGACCTTGGCCTCTTGCTCCTGGGCTTTGCGCTCACCCTTGGCGAAGATGATGGACTGTAGCTTGAGGCGGTGGGCGTCGTAGTCGATCACGCCGCTTTGTCCTTATTCTCCTTATTAGGGAGTTGCTCTCTCGTGTTATCTCGCAGCTCTTGCTTTACATCTCCGCCTGACTTGTTAAGTGAAGCGGGGTATACTTGCTTTGTGTCACTCATTTCTATGCTCCTTTCACTGCTGGCGTACCAGCTGGTGCAGTTGACGGATGCGGCTTAGCGCCTCCTACTTGTGTCGGCACTGTTGCTCTCCTTGCTTTGTGTTGGGTGTAGATGCCATGGGTGCATCACACGGCTCACCGCAAACACTACAAGTGTGGTAGTTGTTGCCGTTACTCACCATCAATGGCGAGGGTGGTACTGCCCACGCACCAGCACATAGAGGTTTGTTGGGTTTAGTAGGGTTAGTCATCATTCCTCCTCTCTTAACTTGTAATACTCAGCCAGCGTTGCCTGGCTCTCTAAACTCAGCCGTCCACGCTCATGGCTCGGTGCACCCTTCGCTTCGATCACTAGGTCGCACACCCGCATCGCGAGCGTTGCCAGTGCAGCGCGGCGGGGGTCTGCGTCCGGGAACGGCTCACCGGCTCGCTCGATCGCCTCACGGAGCATCTGCATCGAGTAATCGAACTCAATGGCGCTCGGAGACCTCGGAGGCTTTGGGCGTACTCCACGACGTTCTAGTGGGAAGTGGATGATGTTAGAGCGCTCGGTCATGACACGACCTCCTGCTCGACTGGTTCCCTGCCGGCCTCGAGTACCTGGTCTGCGGCCTTGAAGATCGCGAGCACGTCGGATCGTTCCGGCTTCTCGCCCGCGCTCCAGCTCTGGATATACGCACGGCTCACACTCGCGGACTCAGGCGTGAGTAGTCCCAGCTCCTTAGTGACGATGTGCGCCACTGCCTCCGCGCCCAGCTCACGCATCCCCCGGTGCTCCATGTAGTCCGAGTGATCCTCTGGCCTGGTGTGGCCGAGCATGACGTGCCCGGTCTCGTGGAAGAACGTCTTCTCTGGATAGACGGCGGCGGGGTTGATCGCGATGTCGCGGTTGACCGAATAGCCCTGCATGTTGCCCCGGAAGTCCTCGAACGCCACTTCGCGAATGGACAGCGCAGCGAGTGCGCGGCTCCGATTCCACTCAGGTAGTTCCAGTTCAGGCAGCGGCTCACCCTCGGTCATGCTCACGGGGAAGATGCTCTTGACCGGCTTGAATCGCTGGATCAACTTGTCTTCGCCCGTTTCCTCATCCTTCTCGCCGGTCTTCACCTTGATAGGCCGACGGATGTAGTACGCGCCCTTCATCACGACCTGGCGGTTGACCTTTTTCCATCCCTCATACGTGGCGATGGGCTCTATCGGGCAGCCTTGCATGAGAAGGAAGGCGCAGTTTGAGGTGCTGTACTGGTAGAACCGCCTGTAAACGTTCTGCAAGCTTCCCTCTACCGTCAGCATCTGATGAAGCAATTCGTTCCAGTCTGGGTTTGCTACCTCGGGAGGTAGCTCAGCCGGTGGTCGCCGCCGCCCAGCCATCAAGCTGGTCTCCTGGCTGGTCGCCGGTTATGTGCTTGCTCAATTCGGGTCGCCCACGTGCAGTTACCTGGGTCATAGTCCCCGTCAACGTCAACTCGTTCGATTGTCGTCGTTGTATTCAACTTTAGATGGGCGCAGTAAGCGGGGTACATATCTGCTACGAAGTTCTCGAATCGTTGCCAACGCTCGCACACCTTGATCCCGCGAGCGCCATAGTGTCTGTAGCTCTTGACGTTGGGATTTTCACACCTGTTCTTCATTCCTCGCCATACACGATAGAAGCGAGTGTTAGTCATTCCGTGAGTAGTGAGCTTCCGCCAAGACTCTTGGGTAATATGTGAACGAGCGATTGCGGCGTTCTTACGGCTCGCAGCTGACTTAAGGCATCCGCACGAGAGCTTGTAGTTCTTGCCCTGCACTGTTGATCTGGCCGCGAGTATGGTGTTTCCACAGGCACACTGGAACCGGCTCTTAAACCGACCAGTGGTGTCCTTCTCCGAAGTCGTCTCCATGAACGTCAGGATCGAGCGTGATCGTTCGTCCCACGCAGGGTTGGCGACGTTCTCGGGTAGCTCGGCTGGTTTACGACGATCAGCCACTTACGTAGTTGCCTCCACATACTCAAAGTTCAAGCAGGCAAAGTCGCGGTGTAGCGCGATAGCCCATTGGTCGCGCATCCAGGCCGCCTCTAGCTCGTTTGAGAATGAGCCAACGCATATGGTCTGCCGCTCGACCATGATTCGAGCTTGCCATTTGTTCGACTTCTTGTGTACACCCACAAATTTGCGCGCGTTCAGACGGTTCATCAGATTTTGAGATCTAGTAGCAGCGCGTAGATTTGCAGACCGATTATCCAGTGGGTTCCGGTTGACGTGGTCAACATCCAGGCGACCATCCAACAACCGTCCAGCCTCTCGAAGCACAAAACGGTGTAGATATCCAGCCTTCGCGCTGTAAACGTAGCCGTCACTCCTCACATGCCAGGAATATTGAGCAGCTTGTGTGAAAAGCGAGGTGTCCACTTGAGCTGTCAAACCTTTGCCCACGGGGAGTAGCTTGTGATCCTTGGGTTGAGTTATGGCACTCAAACGCCGTTGCCTGTAGCGATCCCCATTGGCTTTTGCTGCTATGGCCTTGTCACACGTCAAAGAGCACTGCGTCCGGACCCTGCCGCGCACTGACGACCTCGACGGAACGAACTGTGTGCCACACCATCGACACACAGCAATCGTCGAATCCGTTGCTGTAGCCATCACTGATCCTCCGGCTGCTGTAGCCATAGTTGAGGCCATCCTTCGACCGGATCGTGGCTCTCGCGGCCTTGTACGTACGCCTGGAGCTGTTCAACCCATCGGCGTATCTCGGGTGCGTCCTGTTGGATCGAGAGCCGGTGCTCTAGGTCGAGTTCGTCGGCTAGGCGGTGAGAGATAGCGCCGGATGATGAAAGCGCGTAGAGCGCGGTGAACTGGCCGCTGTGCAGCATAGATGCAATGACCTTGGCGGTGGCATCGTCGATGCGCTGCTCGGTCTCGAGTGCACGGTCTATGGATCGCTCTATTAGTTCCTCGTCGGAGTAGCGGGGTTGGTCTTCTATCTGTTCGTCTTGCGACTGTTTGTTGTCTGGTCGTTCCACATCACCTCCTTTTTCACCCAGTAGTCACTCTTTTTAACATATTTGCGGCTGCGCTTTTTCAAACGCTTCACTCGTTCTAGGCGTTCCAGCTCAAAGCTCTGCACTTTTGCTTCTCGTTGTGCATCAAAAATTGCACGGGCAGCTTTGAACAGCTTCTTATCTGCTTCGTCCGGTTCTTTACCTACAGATTGAAAGTAGTCGCAGAACATGTCACCGTTCACATAATTGCAACCACAGTCACACACGTAGGGGAGATTAAGCAGGTTACTCATCCCTCACCCCCCAGCTTCTCGCCAAAGAACGTCACCACCTCGCTCTCGGCTTCGAGGCCGTCTGTTCCCCCAGCGGTGATGCAGGCATAGAGCTTCGCTATGTCGATGGCTTCTTGGTCGGTGAGGTGGATGGTGCGGGTCATCGCAGGAACTCCACCACTGATAGTTGATGCAGCGTTACGCGCCAGGCATTGCCGTAGGAGTAGTCGTAGTTCGGCTCATCTTCGTTCGAGTAGCCGCCCCACTTCTTGGGAGCAAATCGTTCGACCTCGTGATCATCTTGATCTACATAGACCAAGAGGCTGCCGCGCGTCCACTCACCCGCACCGTGGTTATCGACCTGATCTGCCCAGTATCTCTTGAACAGCGCCCACGCCTCTTCGCGATCGTTGGCTCGAATGAAGTGATGTTCTTCATCTCTATCGCTGTAGGCACCTTGTTCCAGCACGACTTCCCATAGCGTCGGCTTTACTTCCACCTTGTAGTCGGCTTGCGGCATGCCTACGCCCCCACACACTCCAAGTACAGCGCGGTGCGTCCTGGAGTCTTAGCTTCGATGTCCTCTGCGAGGCCGGCGAACTCGAGCGATTGCAGTGAGTCAGCAATACGCACGAACAGGGCGTTGTCGATCTCGAGCGCCTGGCGACACGCATCCGGAGTCTTGTGAACCGTCTGGGTCACCCGCTTCTCGACGGGGACCTCGACCTGCTTGGTCACGACTTTGTCGACCGGGTACGGCTTGGCGTAGATGGTGGCAGCAAGGGCGAAGCCCAGGCCGAAGACGAGTGAGAAGACCACCCATTTGGTGGTGCGTGGATGACTCCGGGCTACATCCCGAATGTTCGATTCCTTGTATTCAGTTGTCATTATTTAGTTATCTCCGCTTATATTGACGCTTTTAGTATGCGCGCAATCGCGGATAAATGCAATAGTAAAGTGCAGAGGGGCGTAGATAACTAAGTAGGGAATATGTCCTCAGCCTTACGCCTCAGGTAGAAATCCCAAACGAGAAGCAGAACTCCAAGGATGGCCCAGATGACAGTCCATGCGATGCGCGACCCTGGTGAGGTCGTCTCGTGATCCCATAGGTAGAAGGGAAAGGTCGAAATAAGGATGAATAGTAGTCCGAGTCCGGTTCGCCACCATACTGGCGCACTTACGTCTTCAATCGGCTTCGTCTCTATCCGCTTTAGCTTATGCTCCGGAACGGGACGAGCCACCTCAGCTCTGATCTCTTGACTAACGGCCCACAACCCCTTGGAGACCTGCACTGTCTGCTTCGCGATGTCATCGATCTTGTCCTCGCGCTTCTGTTGGGTGCTGCGAGTCAGTTTCTTGCCGGCCTTGTTGACTGCCCACCACGTCGAGTCGTCCGCGAACCCGAAGAGGGCTATGTCGTGCTTGTCGGCGTACTCAACCGCCAACGGACTGTAGCCACCCGAGCTGAAGAAGAGGAGCTGCTTCTTCACTTCCTTGCCGCGGGCTCCGTAAAGCTGCTGGAGCGCTGGCCGGCCGATCTGCGAGTTCCAGTGTTTTACCTGCGCGAGTCCACGCTTCGAGATCACGTCGACTCCGCCGTCGCCGCTCGCAACCGTGACCTTTGCATCCCTGAATCCGAGGCGCTTCCGCATGACCGTCGCCGCAAGATACTCGGCGTCCTCAGGGGTAAGGTAGGCGGTCTTCTTTCCGAACACAGGATGAGTGTAGACAAACCGGACGACAAGATCGTTAGATCAACTTAGACATACGGCTGTCGCCGAACACGCCGACGTCGCGCCGTACCTCAGCCTGTAGGGCATCAAGAACCGACTGGCCTTGCAGGTGGTCGAGATACTTTCCGTCCACTGCGTAGTCGCGCAGGTCGATCGTCGTCTGGTCAAGCACGACTCCAACCGGGACGCCGTGCTTCAAGCGCGTCATCCCGCTGCTTGGGATGTAGATGTGCGTCTGCTTCGCGTCCTGGGTCAAGCGGTCAATTAGTACGACCATCGCGGGTCGAGCTTGGAAGTAAGTAATCAGGATGTCTCCTCTCCGGAAGTCCCAGTTAGGTACATCCCATGCGTATCGGGGAGTCCCTCCCTCCATGACAGTCCAGAAGTCGTCCAGGCCATCGCGCCAGTCCTCGGCGGCCGGTCGACCTACGAACATGCGTTGGCCCGGACGCATGATCGGCCATGCGTTTCTCGCCATCTCAGCCGTTCCCCCGCTCGCTCATGTAGCTCCAGATCGCCGCATCCAACGCACCTGTGCTCCATCCCCCAGCCTCAGCGGAGTCCTTCACGAGCTGCGAGACCCGGCTGTAGTCATTCCAGTACGAAACGCCGGCCTCCCTGGCGAAGCCCTTGATGTGCATGTCCACGGCCACGTGCTCAGCGGAGCCGGCCAGGACGGCGATGTAGTCGACGGTCTTCGGGCCGACGTACGCGATCCGGCGAAGCGCACTGCGCAACTCCCGGCCACGCGTCTCGTCTGCCAGCGTGCCAGCCAGATCCGCGACGGTCTCGACACCTGCCTCTTCAAATGTCTCGGTGAGCGCGTCGATGACGGCGAGCTTCTGTGGCCCCTTCCAATCGAGTGCCTCAGAGATCGACTCCGACTTCATACGGCGTTTGAACCCACTGAGAGTGTCAGCGTCGGGCCAAAGTTCAATCAGTCGGACTACACGGGGACGCACGTGCGTCTTGTACTTCGCCTGCCGCTGGAGCGCCGCGTCACAGATGATTGCGCCGATGTGGTGCCACCCGCGGGCGGACTCCTTGGGCTCGAGGCCGGCGACCTTGACGTGGTCGAGTAGAAGCTGGACTTCGTCTGACGTTGTCATGGCCCGATAGTTACATAGATGACCGACGACCGTGGGAGGCTTAGATGTGGGGACATAGGACGCGGCAGACCCGGCTAGATCGGCTTGAGGATCACGCGGACGACCCGCACGTTCGACCGTTCAACGAGTATGTGCAGGAGCTGCGAGCCAAGCAACAACGGTTCGTGCCGCGCGTCTCGCCACGCTACGGGGGCGTCAAGGCCAGGCTTCTCGCGGTGAACAAGACCCCGGGGGTCAAGACTGACCCAAAGAAGGGTGGAAGCGGGTTCCTCGACTTCGACAACCGTGACCAAGGAGCGAAGCGGCACTCGCGGTACCTACGCGAAGCAGGCATTGAGTTCAGCGACGTACTGTCGTGGAACGCCATCCCATGGGTAGGCGCTGATTTCGACGACAGCAACGAGGTCTTCAGGGGCGCCCAAGCCCTCGCGCGGGTAATCGAGATGATGCCCGAACTCCGCGTCATCATGCTCCACGGTCGCGAGGCCAAGGACATGTGGAACATCACGATCCAGAACAGCTTTCCCCGCGTGTACGAGCGCCACAACCCCATTCAGACTTGGAGTCTCGGGTTCGAGCTGGTGAATCCGAAGAACAACAACCAGGCGCAGATCGACCAATATGAGCGCGAGCTAGCCAAGCGTTCAGCAAAGCCGAGCGGCTCCTTCGATACTCGCCCCCGCCGATGCAGCGCGTCTACATAGAGGGCGACGAGATAACCGACCTGGCCGGCACGATGCCCCCGGAAGCGCCTCGGTCGGCCATGCGGGCGGGCAACCCAGCCTGGGATGACGACTGGGGGCGGGACTGGCCGCTACCGCCAGATGAGCGATAGACCGCCGTTTCGGCCGTCCGACGGCATCGCCTCCGCTCCCTGCACTGTTACTCCAGTTCACCCGTTCAGCTGTACCGAGTCGACTCCGAAGGCGCACCGCCCCAGTGACCGATAGGTTCTGTCTGTCACCTCAGCGAACGGACCATTCATGCGCTACAACCCTCCACCAAATTGGCCTCCTGCTCCCCCTGGATGGACACCCCCTCCGGCTGGACGCCGCCTGCGGATTGGCCACCTGCGCCTAATGGGTGGCAGCTGTGGGTGAGCGACGGTGCCGCCAAGCAACCAAACACTCGCGTGCTGGTCCTAAGCGTGCTGGCCGCGGTAGTCGTCTTGGCTTTGCTGATCATGTCGGCCGTTGTCGTCCTAGACGACGAGTCCAGCGATGCACAAAAATCTGCCGCACCTGTCGGTGCGAACATTCCAGATCGCGGGTGCAAACTGACCACGTCCGACATTCCGAAGGAGACGCTGCACAGCGACTACGTCGCGATCGCGAGCGAAGTTGTCCAGAAGTCCAATAAGGCCAGCGAAATACCTACTCTAAATTGGAACGTGTTCTGTGACCAATACAGCACCAAGTCTCGCAGCATAGGTGGTTACCAGAATCAACGAGAGTTCGAGAACTTTCAGCGATCAATCTCGGACGGCACAACCTACAACATCTATCACTTCGTCGGCGTCACTGAACATAGCCGCGACGGCGACACCGCAGTACTCGAGGTGCAGACCGTTGTGCAATACGGCCCGACCGTCAACTACGACAACAAGATAGACCAGCGATACACCTTCGTAATTGAGCGTGGTAGTTGGAGAATCCTTTGGGGTTGAACACCGAGCTGCTTCTGGCCCCCTGTTAGTTGGTTTCCTTTTTACATGTCTGATGGCACCCTAAGCACTCCCTTCTTTCAGCCGTATAACTACGGGGGGAGTTGGTAGTCAAGCGATCCCTGATGGGTTCGGCGGTGAGTCTATCCTGGAGGCCGGCGGCTGTCCGTTAGGGCGATAGCTAGTCTCGGGCACGCTGTCACCTGCATAGCTTCATAGCTTCATAGCTTCGAGTGCCGCAGGTGATCAGAGTATAGATTTAGACTTCTTGTTAAGGTGCATCATCAGTGCAACGCAGGGCTTACCACGCCCTAGAAGGTTGAGCCGATTTACTGGTGCGGTTTAGGGTCTCCACCAGAAGCCACGGTCAGGGACTCCCCGAGACTACAAAGAAGGCGCCCCTTACGGAGCGCCACAGCTTCTACTTCACTAACTATTATATAGCAACGCGAAAAAGATTCAAGACCCTCCGTAGGTTATCCATCCTAGGAGCAAGCGACTTTGAAGTAGAAGCTTGCTATTCACTATTCAAACACGAACACACGGTTCCTTCAATAGCGAAGCCGCCCCTCCTTTTCAGGATTAGGGCGGCAACTGTGTTGAGTGATGTATATTTTACAAGCGCACGGCGCAGTGTACGACGCCATGCGATACCTATGTGAGGTGGAGTTGGGAGTTTGTATGTACCGATGGAAGGTGCCAAGCCCGCGGAGCGTGCTTCTGCCTTAGTCATAGCAGGATGAAACAGTATTCACAATATCCCGGTTTCATGATTAACTTACGGCAGATATGGGCATCAACGATCACGACTCTCCCTCCTTACTCCTGAACCGGACCCTTCAGGTGCCCGACTACACCATCCCCCGCGTGCTGAGCGACCTCCAGAAGGAGCGCAAGGACAGCGAAGGCCGCACGCGGTACCTGCGCCGCCTGTCGGATGAGAAGGACATGAGCTGGAGCGCGCAAAGGCGCCGGGAGTTCGAAGAGATGAAAAAACGCCGCTCCGAAGAGGGAGCGGCGTCGTAGCACGGCGTGGGGCTATTCAGTTAGATCAAGCGGCCTTCTTCGGCATCACCACGTAGCGCGCACCTTCACGACTGGCCACCAGCGCACCGAGCTGGCCATGCGTAGTGTAGGCAAGACCGTCGCCAGCCAACTTCTCCATGGTCACTAGGTAGTCGGGGTTCAAAATCACTTGCTCAATCGCGCCAGGCGTTGCGTCACGGATCTGTCGAAGCCAATTCGGATAGACACCGGCCGGTTCGCCAGCCAACTCGTGGAGTTCCTCCGACGTCAGAAGGTCCTTGGTGCTCGCCAGCTTGTACCAGCGTGTCAGTGCGTCACGTGAGATCGTCTTGTCTGCTATGTCAGAGAAGTCGCCTGCGGGCAAAACTGCTAGCACGTAGCCGTCAGTGGCTACCAGTACAGTGTGCCCGGACTCATCCTTTGATACCGACAGCTCAGTAAGCACCTCACGGGAGATATCGGACGACAGCACCTTCAGTAGCGCTCCGACTTGTTTCTTTGTAAGTGGTTGATAATTCATATGCAGTTGTCTCCTTTTATCTTTACTACTTTATTAGTATGCGCCTTAACTCCCGTTATTTAAACATCAATATGAGCGAAAAGGTTGCGGAATACACAACGCTTATCCGTGGAAAACCCGCCACTTATCCCCACACTTGTGGAAAACCTCCACCCGTACACACCGCAAACAACAGCCGGCCGCTCTCCGGCATCTCCCCCAATATCGTCTCTAGCTCGCGCTTGCGCTCCTCGTCTACCGCCACGAACACGACGCGCGGGAACGGCTGGCCCGGTCGCTCATCACCCCAAGCCCTATACGCGTGCCTGTAGCGGGTGATCTTGTCGATGATCTGCTTGCGGCGCTCCGTACCCATATCCACCTCGACCCATATACGACGGCGAGTCTGTGCAGATAAAACGTCGGCGTTCACATACAAGTCTGGAGTCACAGTGACGCCAGCGATTTGCACGTGGCAGTCCGGTTCGTTCACAACCTCATTGATACGGATAGAGCCTGCCCGCTCCGCCTCGATAGTCATGACGTATGCGTCGACGATGGCCAGGCGGTGCGGGTCGATAGACCGAAAGGGTGTGTACTTGCCCTCGCGGCGAAGATAAAGCCAACCCTTCGGTCCAAGTTGGTAGATGTACTGACCCGAGCCCCCAGCCCATCCCCCGACCGTCCGCCGTTCCACCGTGCGCAGCAAGCCGTTTGCCGCGAGACGCGCTAATACCTCGCCACATCGTGACTTCGCCTTGTTCTGCGAGAACTCGATGGTTCTGACATGACCGGAAGTGACTTGTCCGAACCGCCCTACGAGACGCAGAATCCTCCCGTCGCGTGGCGAGATGATCATAACTACAGTGTGAGGCGAGCCAGCCCGCGCCGTCAACCCCGCGTCGCCGCTGGTCAGTGCGCACGCGCGACCGGATCGAGACCCATGGTTCGACCGTAGCGATCAACGTGGCTCTGTAACTGCACGTACTTATCCACAGACCGCAACATATTAGTATTGCAAATTATTTTCAATAAGCGCATACTATTCACATACAACCGGCGCGGGGCAGCATTACAGCACGCAGCACAGAGTTGTGAGTTTGGGTATAGCAACCATAAGCGGAGAGAAAGCGTTTATGAAGCAGTATGGGTAGACAGTCCATCAAAGTGATTGGCAAGAGCACCGGCATCGCCTGGCTCAAGCTGATCGGCAAATGGGGACGCGCCACTCGCATTAGGACTTCTCGGTTTGACGAACTTACTGACCAAGCCATCGAGCGCGTAGCCGCTCGAGACGGCATCAATGGCAGCATGGTCATCTATACCGGCGTCCGACGCCTGGAGGTAGTCCGCAAAGAGATAGCAAGCATTAAACGGGAGAGACGGGGTGAGCGAGACCACGACAGACGAGCATCTTGACGAGGTGGGCAAAGAGTCCATCAGCGACAAGGCGGTAGACCGGTACGAAGCGGAGAATAGCTCGGCTATCGCTATACGCTCCCTAGACGACATCAGCCGTCTGTCGAAGATCTTCATCCAGAGCGGAATGTTCAAGGGTGACCGTGGAGTCAGTCAGGCTCAGCAGGTGTACCAAGCGGGCGTCAAGATCATTGCAGGTGTCGAGTTCGGCATTCAGCCGTTCGCTGCCATCAGAGGTATCAACATCATCAACGGCAACGCCGAGATGTCTGCAAACCTCATGGCCGCGAAGGTCAAGAAACATCCGAAGTACGACTACCGTGTCACCTACTGGGAGAACGACGGATGCGTCATTGAGTTCTACGAGATCCCCCGTCCAGGCGTACCACGCGCAGAGTGGGACAAGCTCGGAGTTTCCAGCTTCAAGAAGGCGGACGCTGAAGCAGCTGGCCTCATGAGCAATCAGACCTGGCGCAAGTTCCCACGCAATATGTACTTCGCCCGCGCTATCAGCAACGGCGTCCGCATCTACACGCCAGACGTCTTCTACGGCGCGCCTGTGTACGTGGAGGGTGAGATCAGTGGGGACTTCGAGGCGAAGGCCGACGAGAGCCCTACACCGCCTGCAGATGACATCGAGGCCACGCAGCCAGAACCCGTCGAGGGTGAGATTGTGGAGACCACAGAAGTCGCTGTTGGTGACGAGCCAACCGAGGGAGTCGCTACAGATCCCCTTCAGGAGAAACTCGACGAGATTGCCGAGCTAGCGGAGGAGCTTGGTCACGGCCCGGATTGGTTCGTCCACGTCTCGACCCTCATAAGAACCGAAGCTGATGCGGAGCAGGTTTACTCCAAGCTCCGTACGACGCAGATAGACAAGATGATGAACGGTGAGTAGCCGCTGCGTCGTCTGTATGAGCCCTGAGCAGCACGACCACGACGCCAACGGGGTATGCGGGAGATGTCAGTACATCAACCGAGACACGTACGACCTGGTACTCGCCTGGTGAGCGCCAACGACGTGCACATCGAAACTAACGCGGTGCTCAGCACCGGAGGAACACATGCCGCAGGGCATCAAGAAGATCAATGAGACGAGCTTCGCTCAGATCAAGAAGTACATCGACACTAATGGAGCGAAGGCAGCAGAGGAGAAGTACGGCTACTCCGCGGCGACCATCCGCTCACTTAAGAGCGCGGCGGACTACACCAGCTGGCGCACGAAGCGTCGCGCTCAGCAGTCGAAGCGCAAATCGACCGGCACTCCGATACAGCCGGTAGAGAAGGCTCAGGCCATTCAAAAGGCTCAGGCCATTCAACCGGTCGCGCAGACCCAGTCCGTGACATCACCAGAGATTAAGAAGCCAGGCCATGGGCGCGTTGCCCCGCAGCGGTCGGTATCGCACCGCCCGGCTACTCAGCAGGGCCGAGACCAGTTCTTCGTCACTCGTGAACAGCACGACCGTGACCTCCGCAATCAGGCGCAGCTCATTAACCGTGCACTGGAGCTGGTGGGCAAGCTCGGCAAAGAGGTGCGGGGGCTGACCAAAGAGGACGCGGCCTACCGCCAGGCGGACATACTGCTCGCCGATAAGGCTACGAAGTCCCGCTGGCAGCGGTTCGTCGATGGCATCCGCCAGGGGTTCCGGTCTTGAGCGGGACACTTGAAGGAGGGCTGAAAGCTGCCGCCACAAACAAGGCCAAACACGGCAAAGATTTCTATGCCCGCATCGGCGCCATGGGAGGCAAGGTCGGCCGAACTGGTGGGTTCGCCGCCTACCGGTCTTGCTCCTGCAAGCTCATCAAGCACGGTCACCACGTCGCCCAGTGCGCTGGCCTCAAGGGCGGTAGGAAGAGCCGGCGCGGGTCGACCAAAGAGGTGAGTGATGAGTAAGCGCATCGACAACAGAGAGTTCGTGGTCACCTGGCTGAACAGTGAAAGTATCGAGGAGGTCGCGAAAGCATTCGGCCGGTCAAAGGGCGCCGTCGCGGCGAAGGCCACCGAGCTACGCAAACGCGGCGTGCAGATTCCGAAGTTCACGAAGAAGTTGAGCGAGACTGCACAGAAGCTAGAGGTAGCGCAGCTCAACTCACTAATTAATAAGCACCAGAAGGAAGCGAGGTGATATATGGCAGAATCAAAGTTTGAGGTGGGCGACCGCGTGAGGGTGGTCAAGGCGGTGAGTGGCGCTCTTGGTATGAACGGGCGCCAAGGGGTCCTCACAAATAAGCGATCAACCAGCGGAGTCAATTACGGACTCCGAGTAGAGACAGACGATGGCGTCGTGTGGAGTATCGGACACGAGACTGACGTGCTTCTTGAACTAATAACCAAAGGAGAAGAGGTGAAACCATACCAACGCAAGACCTACAAACAACTCAAAGACAGCGTGACCGTCAAGAAGGGCGCGCTCTGGCAGGAAGCCTGTGACGACGGCGACCAGGAGTATGTGCTCCTCGACTCCGCTTTCAACCGCGACCCTCGCCAGACGCAGCGCATCTACGACCGCTCACTCGTTGAAAACGACCCCAAGAACTTCGCCGAAGTCTTCAAGGTGAGCCCCGAGTACCAGACTCGTGAAGAGCTGGACCTGTGGGAGGCTTTCCAGAAGAGCCAGGCGAAAGTCCGAGTCACGAAGCCGGCGGCGAAGCGCGTTGCGCGGAAGACCAAGAAGGCGGCATAGATGACGCGGGACTACGAACAACCCAACACGTTCGGTGAGTACTCGTTCCCCGAGTGGGTACCGCAGCTGACCGGTGACATGATCCGCAGCTTCTGGGGCATCTTCGGCAGGACGTACGAGGACTGGCTCGACAGTCCCAACCACCAGGGTGTGCGGGAGTTCTGCCACCACGGGCCAGGGCCAAACGGGTTCGGGATGCCACCCAACTACGCCACCGTCGAGTTCATGCTGAAGGACCGCAGGAAGAGCGCCGAAGTCGGCTCCGACGTGTACAAGCTCGTTCGCGGTCGGTACGTCCACCGCTGGAACAACATGGGCTCGCTCATAGATGAGCACGGAGAGGACCACACGGTGTCGACATGCGACCGGTGGGTCCGCGTGTTCGAGACCGTGGACGAGAAGGTGCGAGTACTGAACTAGAACCTGGCTCGGCCTGTACCGGGACCAGGCGTAGCTCAGAATTCGCTCAGGTACTCTGAGGCTTCCTTCGGACTGAGCTCGCCGGCCTCGACCAGTTCGTTCGCTATCTCACAAATCCTGTTCGACAGAGCGGCGTCCGGGTTGTCCTGATACTTGGCGATCAGGAACACCAGCTGCTTGCGACTGGCCATCGCCCACCTCCTCGAGAGTGGACGCAGCCTAGCAGCAAACTCTCACAGATCCCCACAGCGTTTGCATCGATGACAGACGAACACCAACGTCCCTAGGTCATCGTCGTGCTTGAGCTGACGAATGTAGAGGGGTCTCACGTAGACGCGGTTGCACTGGTAGCAGTAGCGCCGGTCGAGACCGTTGGCCTCCATCCAGGCGACAACACGGCGACGGAGCGGATCGTCACGAGTCGCATACGCGCGCTTCGGCCGCGGGCCGACATGTCGACGCACCGCTCGCTGGACTGCTCGCTCCCCGACCTTCAAACCAAGCTGCTCGATGATCTCAGCGGCAGAGAGGCCGGCCTCGGCGCACATGATGAGTTCGTCTATGTCGTAGGAGGGGCGTCGCATAACTTACGACCATTATCGCATAGTTCGTATTTGTACGAATCGCATAAGGCACATTTTCAGACCCATCTGTCAATAGGCCAACAGAGGTGGAGGTTCAGAAAGCCAGCTAGACCATAGGTTTCGGGACTTCGCTACTTGACGAGATGCATAAGAAAATTGTCTTGCTAGCACGCATTTGGCATTACGCCATAAACACGCCGGTACGTCAAAGCGACGTCAACAGCAGCACCAAACATCGAGTTTTCCACAGGCACAACGAAACCTAGCAATTACATAATATCGCCAACCTGGCGAAAAGGATAACTAAATATGGACAACCAACTCGTACCCGCCAGCCTGCAAGCCAAGCTCCCGGCTTACCGAGTCGACCCAGCTGACGCCCAAGCTCTGCTCGTGGAGTACGGCGCACCGTTTACCGAGGCCGGCGAAATCCTCACGACCTTCGAGACCATCCAGGTCAAAGACGAGGACGATAAAGCCACAATGAAGCTCGCCCGTGCGCATCGTCTAAAGCTGCGCCAGGTGCGCATCGGCGTGGAGAACAAACGCAAGGAACTCAAAGCCGACATCGTGAAGCGCGGCAACGCTATCGACGGTGTGGCACGCTTCGTCAAAGAAGTGATCACCCCAGCCGAGGAGTACCTCCAGGCGCAAGAGGACTTCGCCAAGATCAAAGAAGCGGAGCATAAGGTTGCTCGACTGGCACATCGCATTGAAGCACTCTCGCCGCTCACAAACAACACCTCGGTGTACGACCTGGACGCCATGTCGGACGACGACTTTGAATCCCTCATCACGAGACTAAAGCAGGAACGCGACGATAGCCTTGCCGCCGAGGAAAAGGCGAAAGCAGAAGCGGCGGCCCGGGCGGAGGCGGAGCGGCTGGAGCGGGAGCGCATCCGCGCCGAGAACGAAGCGCTGCGCAAACAGGCTGAGGTCGAGCGACTTGAACGCGCGGAACTGGAGCGCCAGTCTCGTGAACGTATCAACGCCGAACGGGCGAAGCGCGAAGAGTTGGAGCGGGCAGAACGCGAACGGCGAGAAGCTGAGGAAGCCGAGAGACGCGCCGAGTGGGAGCGCCAGCGAAGAGAGCGCCTGGCCCCTGACCGCGACAAACTGCTCAGCTTCTCCCGCGCACTCGAAGTGATCCGCACTGAGAAGCTGCCAGAAGTCGCGTCAGAGGAAGCTCGCGGCGTCATCGACAAGATTGACCGCGACCTAGTGGCGATGCAGAACATGATTACCGAGCGGGCGTCAAAGCTATGACCGAACGCCCCATCCGCCCTCCCCATGAGAACCTTCTCTCCTCCGCACGCTTCACGCTCAACCGCGCCTTGGAGCTACTCCCCGACCCTGAATCCCTCTCGAACACAGAGCTAACCGACCTGCACGGCATGATCGAAGACTCGATGTCGACGCTGACTCAGATGGGCCAGACGGTGGTGGACGAGATCAAGAGGAGGGGCGCGTCATGACCGCGGCACTTGAGGTCACCGACTACATCGACTTCGCTCCCTACGACATGCCGGTTGCGGAGCGCCGCAAGCTCGACGTGGGCGACATCTACATCAACCAGGTACGCCACACTACGTGCGGCTGGTACATCAGAAGCCGCAACCGGCACGACATGCGCCGCTGCAAATGCGGGAAGCTCTCGATCGATGGGGGCAGTTGGTACACGAAGGTCAGCGGCGACGTGCAGAACGCGGAGTATCACGTGGTGCCGTACAAGTTCGTGGAGGTTGAATCATGAGCGCCACCGACCACACGCCCACCCACGACCCCTCCAGCCAGTGCGCTCGACTCCTCAAGCACCTCAAGAAGCACCGCCGCATCACCAACCGTCAGCTGATCAGCATGGGCATTTTCCGCGGCAGTGCTCGGATCAAAGATCTCCGGGATGAGGGTTGGATCATCGTCACCAACCGGGTACACCGCGGGCTGTTCGAGTTCGTGTTGGTCGGACTTCGCGACGAAGATTAAAACGGCCGGTCCTCGCTGCTCTTCGATGCAGCGAGGACCGGCCGTTCAAGCCGAGCGATCATCGACATTGAGCTTCCGCAACCGACGGCGAGCACGGCGGGTGCTGCTCTGTCCGGGCTACGAGGGGATGTCGATCCAAGCAGCCGAGCACTGCTCCAGCGTGTCAGAAGCTACGCCACCAAAGAGTGGTAGCCGCTCGATGTCGGTGAAGAACTTTCGCATGGCGGTCCAACCTCCGATACGGAACGTAACGATCGCCGGGAAGGCGAGGATCGCGAACCCGCCGAGACAGAGGAGGTAGCTGCCGACATCCGCGAGCAGCTTGCCCCAGTCGACCTTGACTCCGCCACTGTCAGGGTTACTCGACATCCCGGTTCCGTCGATCTTCAAGCCAACGGGAGACGGTGAAGTCATCTCTAGCCACTGCGCCGAACCGGGGACCTGTCCAGTACAGGTGACCGTCACGACATAGTCCCCATTAGGAATTGGATTCGGGTCGTCGGGGCCAAACGGCTTCGTGCTCCACGTCCCGTTAGCCTTCACGGGTACGAACCCACTGATGAAGTTGAATCCTTCACCGTTGCGAGCGTTATCGGACTGTCCAGTGAACAGGCACTCCGCGCCATACGTCTGGCCGTTGAAGTTGCCTGTCGGACGGAGCCCGCTTGCACTCACGCTGAGAAATCCACCTGATTTCGAGGTGAACTTGACCGAGCCGTCTGACGTGTAGCTGGCTACAGAGTCTGCTCGCGCCTGGGACGGCACAGTGACCGCCAACGCCAAGCTGGTCGCCATTACAGCGACGACTACGACGATGGATTTCCACCAGTTGCCCACTCGCCCACCCCTTTATCCAGTTTGAGAGTCGGTCGAACAGTACATTCACGGCAACGAACCGGCAACGGGGAGATCACGAATTAGGCCGAACGGGGGAACGCGCTCGTTGGCACGCCGCGACGCGCGGGCGGTGCTGTGCGTTCTGATTGCTGTCCTACCACGCCGATAGAATCGGACACACAGCAACAGGAGGGGGCGGACATGAGTTCGTCTGACCAAGGCAACTTCGATCTCGACCCAGAAACGAAGGCTGCTGTCCGTAGGTTCGTGCAGGCAGGTCCTCAGTTCAAACTCCCGCCCGAGACCATCCGTTCGCTGAACTACCTCACATCGATGACGCCCGCGCTCGACGCCGTGCGAGACAGCATCACGAAGCAGCTCGGACCAACCCTTGCGGCCTTCAACCAATTCGACCAGTACAAAATAAATGTGCTAGCTCCGCAGCTGGTTCAGGTTGCCGCGACCATGTCGAACCTGAACTTCGGGACGAGGCAGCTCGCAACCTCGCCGGGTATGAAAGCGCTGGCTGAGTCGATGAGGTGGTATCGACCGTTCGACTATGGCGTCTCTGCACAGATGAGCGAAACCGTCGCCGCGATTACTGCGGGGTTCGCGGTATCACAGCAGACCGACATGCTCGCCAGCATGAGACCGGTGATGGAACAGCTCAACGCGAATCTCGCCTCCACCTATAAGATCACTCACGCCTTCACTGTTGCGAACTCATCTGCACTGTTTGGTGCAAGCCAAGCGTTGGCCGGCCTCAACGAGTCACTGAAGCTCAAACAATCTCTGATCACCTCCGACATGGCTCGCGCGATTTTCGCTTCTTCCGAGGCGCTCCGCAGCATAGATGCGCTGACACTCTCCAAGATCAATCTCGTGGCGGACTACGCCGAGCGGGTCAACGCCCTCCTGGACGAAGATGAAGCGCTCGCCGACGTGGTCGAAGTTGTCGAACGACGCCTGATCGACCGATTCAAGATGAGCCGGGAAGCGGCACATAACGCCGTGAGAGTACTCGTGTGGATGACAGTTTTCACTGGCATATTCTGCGGCATTATGTTTGGGCCGGCCGGTTTAGCAGCGGTGATTGGTGCAGTGTATTCCGCGTCTGGACTACTTAACGCCGATAGCGTCTCCAAGAAGGTCGCTAGCAAAGTGGTCCCGCTCGATAAGGGAGACGATGAGGCCGAAGACTAGTTATCCACAGCCAGGAAGCCACTTCGCGACATTTTACTATTGCAAATGATTTTCATTAAACGCATACTAGATACATCACTAAGCGGAGACAACATAAGTGAATAGCAATAGCGAATTATCCAAGTTCAAGCTCTACTACGAGGACATCCACGAAGCCTCGTACTGGCGCCAGCTCATTCGGCGCACCACCGCGCAGTTGATGCGCGAGCACATACAGCGACCGATCGCCGCCCTGGCTCTCTCGATGCCGGCGCGGGTGAAGCGTAGACGTAGATAGGCAGTCAAGAGCGTTGCCCGCCCCTGCGAAAGCAGACGTCCGTGATGGCCTCTCACCATCGGCAACCCAGAACTTGGCATCTACCCGCTCCTTGGTGACTGCGAGCACCTGGGAGCGGGCGCGGGACCTTTACATTTTGAGTTGAGCGCAACCAATAGACCGCCCACAGGGTGCAAGTACGTCAGGCTGAATCGCGATAACGCCTGTCCTCTGGAACGACGGTGGCGGCTACTTGCTCGCACAGTTAGGATGAATGCCGCTTCAGGTGGTCTATCGCTTGTGCTCAACGGTTGTGCCGAGTTGCGGCCAGACGAGTAGCCCAGTCGAGGTTGCACCTTGAGGAGAGGCTAGATGGGTCGCTGCCATCGGCTCGCCTGGCTGACGTCGATGGGCGCACGATAGTCCTAAGCCGCCGAACGTAACAGACAAGGGCGCCGGTGCCTTAACCATGTATTAGGCGTACGGCTGACGTGTCGACTCCGCAACTCTGCACAACCATCCACACTTGCGCACTGTTCAACCCACCGTGCGCGAGTGTGGGCGGACGAGCCATCACCCAAGTAGTTGTCTCCGCAACTCTTCGCTCGTCCGCTCTTCACGGCATCAGCTTGCCGCATCTTCTCCAAAACCTCGCTACTCGGAGAAGATGCAGTGAGCTGATCTCACTAGCAAACGTAAACGGAGACAACATGTATGGAGAGAGGAACATTCGACACAGCAGGACCGCTCGAAGTTGCGAGTGAGCAGCGCCGCCAAGGCATCGCCCGTCTGGCGTTCCAGCTGATGTGCAACGACATGCTGGACGAGGCGCTGGCAGGTAAGCGGTCGGTGGAGAACGCGGGACAGACGATCCTGCAGCTCCGGCCGATGATTCTGGGGGAAGAGGCATGATCGACGCCTACCCTCTTCAGTGGCCGCCGGCCTGGCCGCGCGCAGCGTCACCAACACGATCAAGTTTCGGGCGCTTCACCTTCGAGCAAGTGCGCACCGAGGTGCTGCGTCAGCTTCGACTTCTCAAGGCGACCGAAGTCGTCATTTCGAGCAACCTGCGCCTCCGCCAGGACGGTTTCCCCTACTCCGGCCAACGTCAACCAGAGGACACCGGTATCGCGGTCTACTTCAAGCTCAACGGCGAGGACCAATGCATACCGTGCGACAAATGGACCACCGTGGAGCACAACCTGCGCGCGATCATCCTGACCATCGAAGCACTCCGCGGCCTCGATCGCTGGGGTGCGAAGGAGATGGTGCACGCGGCGTTCCGGGGCTTCAAGGCCCTTCCGTCCGAAGTGATAGTCACGCCGTTCACAGCGAAGCCGTGGCACGAGGTCTTAGAAGTCTCCCCCACCGCGTCACCAGAGACGATCAAAGCGGCGTACCGAGCACAGTTGAAGAAGCATCATCCAGATTATGGCGGGCGTGAAGCTGACCTCATCGCGGTGCAGCGGGCTTACGAGCAGTCGACCGGGGCACGCTCATGACCTCCTTCGACCGCCTCCACATCGACCTCACCGTCCCTGAGACGGACGACTCCGACGAGCAGCTGGTGATCGGTGACGAGCGAGCCTTCCTGGAGCTACAGGAAGCGTCCTACGTCCGCGAGATAGGTGCGCGTGCGTTGATTGCCGCGACCAGACTCCTGAACCTCGCCTACGAGGCGCGAGAGGTACTCCAGGACTGGGACGAAGTGCCGGCCACGCGACGTAAGCGACCGGACCTACTGCACGCGGTGCCTGATCTTTTGCCGGAGGGAGTAGACGGACATGCTTGAACTTGATGGCAAAAAGTATCGGCTGGAAGAGGCATACGTATTCGACGACGCGGACGTCGGGGCCTGGTGCACGGATAGGTGACAGGGTTAGTCACGCGGCCTGAGGGGCCTCGTGGTTGATGATGGTCTCGAATTCAATGGGGGTCAATCTGCCGAGGCGGTCCTGTCGTCTGCGGCGGTGGTAG